ACTATGAACGCCAATTACGCAGCACCCGGACTGCCGAAAATTCCACGAGGATCAGACCAACCGAAAGAACCTCTGAAAGTTGCTTTAAACTTAGCATTTTCAGTATCAAAGTCATTCTCAGTCCCGAACGCATCAGCTCTACGCTCCATATACTTAAGTCCATCAGGGCAATTCGTCCCAATAAACCAAGCATCAGGATCAGTCAAATAATGATTAACCTTAACACCTTGCGGAAACTTCTTCGAAGCCCTAAGCGCATTAATATCATTATTCGCATTACCAGACTGGCCAATAGACTCAAGAATCCTAAATGCATCAAACTCAAGAGCACTCGGAATAATCAGTTTCTGAGGCATAATCGCAATAGTCAAACCACGATCAGTCTTGAAAGCGCTAATATCTATACACGCCTGCTCAAGAGCAGCTTCACTCAAATCTGCAGCAGTTGCAAGCTCATTCCGCCAAGTACCACCAGACTTATTCGGATGATCAGTAGCACAAAGCTCTTTACCATCAGAATTAGCTCCCATAGTATAAGCAGCAGTGAACGCACGATTAAGTACATTCGCTCCAACCATCTCTTTGGTCTGACGAATCGAAAAAGCCAAAGCACTCGCACGACGCAATGCAACAGTCACTGCAATACCATCCTCATACATCTCACGAGTAATGATAAAACCCAACCCATAAGTTACATGAGTATAGCGATTGACGAATCCCTGTTCTTGTTCGTCATACGCAACACCAGCACCCTCAGTCTTAACCGCAGCAAGTCCAAAGCCAGTAATACCAACTTCTTCCTCAAATGCTTTAGTCGAACCCATCTTCTCAAAAATATCAAGGTACTCAATCGGATACTCTTTATATTTCTGCCCAAACCAGGTTTTTACACCTGGAACCAAGTCTTTAGCAAAATTGCTAGTAGTAATAATACCCATTAGTTATCTCCTTACACGTCAGTTGAAATAGTAAGCCCAAGCTCATGCTCACCAAAAAGAATTTCCCACTTGGCGTAATTCCCAAGCTCATTATCTTCTCTATCAGCAAGACGTAACAGGCGGCAGTTACCACTAGTATCAGTTGCAGTATCACTGGAATCAAGTTCCATTGCAGACTTACCAGTACTCGTAGAACCAGAACCAACTACAAAGTTCGTCGAAAGACCAACCATTGCAGCAGTGATCGAGTTAGCATCACTATCTTCCTGAACCTCAAAAATCACCTGAGGATCATCCACTACAAAAACATACATTGCAGTAGCTGCAGGACGATAATCACGATTCGGAGTATCTGGATGAGTCATCACGTAAGGATTATCACCAAAACCAATAACTACACCACGTACAGCAGCTCCAGCAGTAGCCTGAGCTACAGTCGGATACTTACCAGTTGCATTAGCAGAACCAGCACTTTTAACTGCATCACCTTTAAAAATTGCAGTATTATCAGTACTAGGTACATAATAAACATTAGCTTTGCCATTCCAGGGAGCACCGTTCAAATGTTTGACCGGTTTAAACCCGAATGGAGTATCAAGATTTGCCATAATATAACTCCATTAATTTTAACTTATTGAAACCGTACCATATGATTCAGCAGAAGCATCTGGTTTTGAGTTTCTTTTAATTTCATTCTCCACACGAGTAATCGCGGCCTGCGATGCTGCCCTATCCTCATTGTAAATCTCTTCAGGAATTTCCATCAATACAGCTCGTTGACCACCACCAACATGAGGATTAGCTAAACTTCCCATCGAACTAGCTCTCCCAATCTTAGCATCGCCAACCTGAACCTGTTCATCAACAGCATTCCATCCAGCAGCTTTAAAACTCTCAACTCTATCACCCTTATCATTCACGAACCGGCGCACGAATCCGGCCTTCTTCGGTGCAGTTAAAATATTCCGCGTACCAAGCGGAACTCTCTTCCTTGGTTGCTCACCAGTCACGCTCTTCGTAACATTACTAACCGTTTCTTTTGCTTGTGCTTGCTCAGTCATCTTAATCTCCTATCACGCTTCTTGCATCTTTGCAATATCATTAATATACGCTTCTTCAGTCATAATCCCACCACGAACAAATTGCTGCATAATCTGCAATTGATCAGGAGTCAAATCAGCCTTACTAAAAGAAGCACCATTTCCTTTTGCAGAAGATCGTTCAACAGGACTCTTTGGCCCTATAGGAGATTTAACTGTATCAGCAACTTTCTTAGTTTCAAATTTCTCAGGAAAAACTTCCTGAACCTTAGTCCTAACTACTGCATAAATTCTCTCTAGCGGAGCACCAACATATTGCTGAGCAACTGTATCAGCAAACGTAGCCATTTCAGCATCTTTCAAATACCAATCATTATCCTGAATCCATTCATCATAAACAGGATTTACAGTCTTACTAGTTTCCTTATCACTTATTTTCGGAGCATTGATATCTTTTTGAATTTCATCAATCTGCTTATCAAGTGCTTCAACCTTATCAACATCAGCCAACTCAATAGCAGACCTTCGTTCTTTCTTAAGAATTGCTATCTCAGACTCGAGCTTCTTAACTTCAGCCTTATAAACACTTTCATTATGTTTCTTCAGCGCATCAACAGAAGAATTTAACTGCTGAAGTTGATCTTTCAAGTCCTTATTATGCTGACTCATCGACTTTTGAATATCTTTCGACCGCAAGATATACGTCGCAGCATCAACAGCATCATCACCAGAATGATCTTCACGCCAACCAAGCTGCTTAGCTAACTCTTTCACTCCATGAAGATCATTCCCTTTAGAAATACTCTCAGCACTTTCAGTCTTGGCTGTTCCTTCAGCGGGGGCTAGCGCCCCCATTTGTACGGTTGCTTCTTCAGTCTTAACTGTAGTTTCTGTTCCAGTCTCTGGGCTAGTCAAAATATCTTCAATGAAATCTTCTGCCATAATAACACCTATTTAAAAAAGTAATTTCGCTAGAACATCATTATCATTAATCAATACATACTCGTTGCCATCTTTTCCCTGCATAGCAACTCCAGCATGTCTAGGATAACTTATCTTATCACCAACTGCAGCCCAAGGTAAACCTTCATCAAGATCCTTCCAAGACTCAGAACCAATAGCAACCAATAAACCAATAGTTGCTTCTCGTTGTTCTCGATCCTGAACCGTCTTTGGCATAATAATTCCGCCTGAAGTCATTTCTTCTACCTTATTTGGAAGCACTAACAAGTGCCCGCCAGTTGGAATAATTCCTGATTGATTAATACTTTGATCTTCCATAACATTACCCTTTTAAATAAATGTTCTTAATTAATAACCACTTTGAGAATCTACATCCTCATTATCAATCTTCTCATCTTTATATGAGATATTCAATATCTGATCAATACCAGTAATCTGACCAACAATCCTATTCGTCAAACCATGCGTAATTTCAGCAGCATAATCAATACTTTCACCAGAAGTAAGCTGTTCAGTAAGTGCTGCTCTAACATCTCTAAGCTCTGCAAATATTTCCTTCGTTACTGGGTGTGTCTTCCATTCTGTAAACTGTTCTGCACTAATCATTTTAAATCTCCTTTATTCTACAATAAACCAATCTTCATCAAGCATATCTGATTGACTTGCTAACCAACCAGGAATCCATTCTTCTTGAGCATTATACATTGCAAAGTATGGTTGACAATTCAGTGGCTTATCTTCACCAATAAACTTTGCAGTCCTATCATTCACTTTTCTAGCAGTTCCTGAAGTATTAAATGGAGGCAAACTCAATGGTTCCATATAAACCACAAACATATTTTTTCCATTCCATTTCTTTCTAGCAATCTTCTTTCCTTGTTTTGCAGCTCTTATTGCATCACCAAAATCCATATCAAGCTCCTTGATAATTTCTCTTTTACCAACTATTCAATCTCGGCTAACATCTTTTTCTTTTTCTTAAGTTCATCTTGAACATTTCCTACATAAAACTCATTCTTCTTGCTAGCATCTGCAGAAGCAGTTTCATCCATTACTGGACTTTTAGGATCACTCTTCATTCCTAAAGAAGCCAAAAAGGAAAACTTTTTCTTTTTACCAGTATCTTCCATTATGTATATTCCTTTCTAATAGTTTCTTCAGTTAATCCTTTAGGAGCTTTACCAATACTCTGTTGACTTCTTCCAAGTTCAATCTGATTATTTACTGATGCTTCTTCAATATCAAGTTTCCTTGCATCATTCACTATGCTTGCAGAATCTTTAATCTGTTTAACTTCAGCTTGAGGAATATCAGCTCGAATCCTAGCAGTCTCAGCAACAAGCTTTTCTATTTTTGCAGTCAGTTCTTGCAGCTCAAGTTGCATCTTCTGCATTGCTAATTGCTTCTCTTCCTGTCCAGCTTCTTCTTCAGGAAAGAAAGCATCAATATCTTCAATGTCAAGAGCTATCAAGTACCTGCGCAAGATCTCTTTATCATCTAATCCTTGTCCACGAAGATCAAGCAGTGCCTTGGCTTTCAGTAGCCGCTGAACCATCGTGGTAGAATTCGGATCACTAACCGGTTCTATGTCAAAGTCAGCACTAGAAAAATCTGCTTGAACTATAGCTTGCTCATCATCCAGAACAAGTCCATATGTCATTTGATCCAAATAAAGAGCGTTCAGTCGCTTAATCTTCTTAAACTCTTTATATTGCGAGCGATGAATGCGCTTATGGGCAGCACTATATAACTGCAATCCTTGTTCAATCAGTGCAAGCACGCTTTCTGCAGGAACATTCGCACCTGGAGAATTGCCAGCTAAGATGTCCGTCATTCCTGCAAGTTCTTTACCTGCTTCAATCAATAAACCAAGCAACTGAAACAAAACATTACTAGGTTCTCTGACTGGCATCGGAAATACATTCTTCCGCAGATCATCACCAGTAACATCAACAGGCTTCCACTCACCAGACTTCAGCTGAATTGCTTTGCCGCGACCTAATCGTAATCCTCTACCTAAAAATCCAGACTGCCTATTGCTTAGCGTTCCAGCATCTATCAGTTGATTCAGTAGCGTATTTATAGCTGAGTTTGTGCTCATCAACAAGCTGCCAAAACCCATACCATAAAAGCCACCATCAACAGACGGCATGAACAAATAACGCGTAAAATATTGCTCAGGAATGATCTTAACTATTGCTCCATTAGGATCTTGCATTCCTTGCTTGTCATTAGTTCTAATAACTCCATCAGAAGCCCAACGAGGAGATATTCTAACGAGCTTTTGCGTAGCTTCATGAATCGTAACTATGTATGGTTCTTGATATCCATCCTTGTCAAGATCATACAAGCGATGTTGCTCAAGGAACAAGTGTGGAGTTTCATCATCTATATCAGAAGTTTTGTCTGAAACTGCCTGGCCAAGTTCAGCAATGTTGAACTTAATGAACGTTCCTGAAGTTATTCGTTCTACTATTTCATTATGGTAAAGGTAAATCTTATGCGTTACTCGTGGTGCTCTTTCAAGAGATTCGGCAAAATAATTGACCACCAAATCATCAGCAAAGACTAAGCTAGACACATTCTTTCGTTCAATGCTATCAAAATAACTCTTCTTAAAGGCACAACCAATTGCAGGGAGCGTAAACAGCAGTTGATCCACACCTTCTTCCCAGCAATCCATATGACTAAGAAGCTGAAAAGACATGAACTCGCTAATGCGCTGAGCTTTCTCAAGTTTCGCTCCAGTTGGATCAGCTCCATTGACTTTTCCTCGAACTACGTTATTGCCCTTGATCAGTTCAGGATATGCACGACTTGCAAACTGTATGCAAGCATTGATAATCAACGGATATTTAACGTTCGCTACTACTTCACCAGCATAAGTTTTCTTCTTGACATGCAACTTTGCAAGGTCAATGATTTGTTTATTCAGTTCTTCCCATTCAGTTCGGCTAGCTAAGTCTGTCTTGTAACCTTCAATAGTTTTAGTGGTTAAGTCTGCAATGACGTCAACTGATTGTTGATCTGCAAGATTAGTGATTAAGACCTGAGCCTCAGCACGCAGAACTTCCTTTTGGATTAACTGTTCTGTCAGTTCATCATTCGGTGCTTCTTGCTCAGCAAGGATTTCTTCCACTGGTTGCTCAGATGCCCAGATAGGAGCTTGAGGAAGATTTGCTATTTCCTGATCAGGAAGCATGTCCATTTCTTGTGCTCCCTCCGGCGCGGTGCGCCTCCGGTCGAGATCAGGGGATTCGTAAGTTGGGTTTATTGGCATTTCTATTATCCTGAACTGGTTTAATCTTTATGGCTAGTTTGAGGCTCTTTGAAATGCTGAATTATTTGATGTATTCTTCCATTAAGATATGCTGTTATTTGACAAGAATAACGATCGATTGCTTTCCATTCTCGTACCATATCCCCGTTAGAATTTTTAATTTCTTCAGCAAGTGATGATATATAAGATAGAACCATATCATCTTCATGACGAAAAACAAACGGGCAATATTGATATGGGCTTGCAGACTTTGGACATTGTTCAGGGATTGCCATTACTTAATATCCTGTAACATAATTTGTTTCGGATTCATTATAGATTTCACTAGCTTCCCAAGCTTCGAACTCCCAATATGGTTTAGCAATCGCGCGATCCAATCCAGACATAATAAGATAACGAACACAATCCATAAGATGGTCACGATCCTTGATGATTTGTCCATTCTCGTCCCTCCGATAAATGCGGAATTCTGATAGGAAATTAACTAGCGATCCGAAGACTTTTAGCCTGTTCGTTGATAGCATTTGCCAAACTTTATAAAGTCCAGACTCGATAGACTTGTTTGCATTCGTTATGTCTAGGCCAAGACCAGCATAGATTTCAAAGAGTTGTCTACCGTCTTCCTGCGACCTGCCATGGGCTGCGCTGTCGATTACGCCTGGAATCCAGAATCCGCGAGCTTTGATTCCTTCAGCATGGATCACTGGCTCTGCTTGACCTTGGTAGTATTCAGAATAAAGAAAGGTAATGTTACTGGTTGGATCAGTTGCGGCCCAAATGCAGGCAGTCTTTTTCCAGCCAACATCCAAAGCATAGCAACGCTTCCAATGATCTGGGATGGGAAAGTCTGCAACAGTGATGTTGCTCTCGAGGATTGGATAGATAGCACCTGAGCCTAGTTGAGGAACTCCTTTGGATCTTGCTTCTCGCTGGTGAGGTGGTAAGGCTGCGAAGAGTTGATCTTTCTGGGCTTTGGTAAGGTGTGGTGCATCGTCCCAAGTTGCTTGAATCAAGAACCGGTTGCCTGAGCAAATTTCTTCGATCTTGCCTTCTGGCATGAACTGAAGGACTGTTTCGGTGAGGCCAGCTAACGGAGTGAAGGTTAGCATGATTTTTCCGTTTGTGGTCATTGTTCTGGTGAGGCACTCAGTGTATATGTCCATTGGACATTCTTCATCTAGCCAGACCAGGTCTTGCTCTGTGCCTTCAAATGACTTGCGGCCTTCAGCATAACTTTTGATCTTGACACGCGAGATTCCGCCTGAGATGTGCTGAACGAGAATTGTGTCTATGGCGTTAGGAACACCACCTGCGCGAGGTGTGGTTTTTAGAATATATTTTTCTGGGATCAGACCAGTGCCTTGTTCTTCTGGAGTGCCAACTAATTTATATTGAACGATATCTCGCGCAGTGGTGCTTGTAGTTCCGCAGGCCCATGCAGTGATCGGTTGGGAATAACGATGACCAGTCCACCAATCAGGGTATCGACCGGTCAGATGTAATGTCATCTCATATGCGCCGATGCCTTCTGATTTTCCGATACGGTTGGCAGCCATAATGCAACGTTCAGCATATGCTGAGCCTGCTGCAAAGAAGGCCATGTGCTTTGGATAGTTATGGCGACTTAGCAAGCCAGTTTCTGGATAATACTGGATGATTTTGTTTTGCTTGATGCGGATGGATTTTTCTTTCAGGAGCTTGAGATATTGTTCCTTCTGATCGCGGTTCATGACGGATATGTCTGCCATGATCTGGTCCGCGGTTGGAAAGATGTTTTGACTTAGCTCAAGCATAGTTAGTTGTTCTGAAAGATGTTTGGTGGAATTTTAGAAAGCAAAGAAATGGATTCTTCCGACCGTGCTTCAGGAGAATTGAAGGCATCATATTCTAAGGCATCACGTTCAAAGGCATCTTCACAGCGGTCAATAGGATCATCTTGGTTACTAGCTTGGCTAAAGTTATCAAGTTGATCGGAAGAATCCATATCTTCGGTTTCTAAGTATTCGGAAGCTAAGTCTTGCTGTTCATCTGTGAACGAAACATTCTCATCAAGGGATGTTGCTTCGTTGCTTACAGTTAGTTGCTCTGGTCGACAGCCGCAGCTCTTTGCGATGCTTTGTTGCATGGCATTGATTTCCGCGTCTATTTCTTGATCGGTTTTGGTCTGCATTGTCATGTCGACATGCAACCTGTCTGGGGCTTTGTATCCTGTGCGATCAAGAACGTCTTTGGCTGCAGTAAGTTGAACGCTATGCGGAGCCTTTTCAGCTGGATTCATTATGCGTTCGAGAACATGCAGGGCGCTGGCGTTCAGTGAGACTAATTTCTTTCTGACGTCTAGGGTTGATTCTTTGGCCTTGTCTTGCAATCCTTCGAGGTAAGCTTGACCGAGAGGTGAGCGCACTATGCTACTTACTGTGCAGTCAGACATTTCTAGTCGTTCGGCAATTTCTTTGTTCTTGTAGCCAGAGAACGCCATCTGGATGATGGTCCGGTGCTGGTGTCGAAGTTCTTTGAGCATTGTTGTCTGGTCAAGTAGAAAGATTGTTTGCAGGTTGTCAAGGGCCGGTTTCTCCGATCCTTGATTAACCGTACTATATATAGGAGGGGATTGCAAGGGAAATTTTCAAAAGTCCTTAAGAATGGCTTATGGTGGATTTTTCACCCTAATGCCGGCATTTAGTTTTGTGGCTGGATTATTTTATGAACGATTACTGGTGCTTTTCCAGTCTCAGGCTTGTTAGGCTTTTGCTAGGTTGTTAGGTTTTTAGAGTTGTTCTCTGGAACTGTGGATCGCTCGGTTCAGTTGCCGGCATTTGGGAAATTGGTCGATCCACAACTCATAGGAGACAAGCCTTATCTGTCACACACGATCGAGGCATAGGCTGTCAGGCAATTCGGTCACACTAATTAATTGTTCCCGGCCTAACTATCTTCATCAAGAAACATTCCTAATTGAAAACTCTTCTCAACTAACAACTATTCTCTCCAGGCAAACATTATCACTTAGCAACAATTATCAGCTAGTAATCAATACTAATAAAGAATAACTATCAAGAGATAAGAACTATCAATATCAATTGCGATTAATCATCAATACTAATAAAGAATGATTCTTTCCAATCTCTTTTCAGGTAAACTATCACACCATGCACCGAGCCGAGCCGAGCCGAGGTGGTCACAAGTTCAAACTATTTCAATATCCGGTCTTGACTGCCAGGTAACTGTGCTTATCGTTCCAAGTACCAGAAAATGAGTTTACAATTATTTTTCAAACTATCTCAAAAAATGTGTTGACAATCTTTCCAGAGTTTTTTATAAGAAGGCATGCTTTTTATTTGTAGTTAAATATTTTCACTTTGGAGGTTATATTATGGATAACGCAACACAAACACAAACACAAAAAGATTTAAAAGCAGCATTGATTAAATCATTTGGAACTCGAATAGAAAAAGATTATGACGAAATATATTCATGTATAAGCGCAACTATTTGTGCTCGTGTTTATGCCGGAAATGTTGGTGATAACCCATTATGTATATTAAATCGAGCATTGGAAACTATAATTAAAAAATAAAACTGTTGTAGCTTAGTAATTATCAGGGCGAAAACAGTTTTCGCATCCTGAAAAGGTGGAATAATCCACACATATTCAAAAGGGGTGATATTATGGCACAATCAATCTATGTAACTCTTGAAACTCTTCAAACAGAAACCTCCGTTCCGGCAATAACTGACAAAGACGGGAAAGTTATCCGAAAAAATTATGGCTCAGTATCGCATAGTTTACCTCGGTCGAACTATCCAACTCCTGAAACTTTCGACAATGAAGAAATGTTTCTTGAATGGGCACAGGAGCATAATTGCTTGTTGGCATTGCTCCAAGCAGGTATAAACGATTGGTTAATTTCTGACCGGGCGGCATTTAAACGTCCTGTCAAAAATAACTGGTCAATCGAAATTGGACAAGCTAACGTCGATTCTCGTAAGTGGTCAGTCTCTAAACGTCCAGAGAATGCCAAGTCTGATGAAATTAAGGCTGTTGAAGCACTTGCAAAACTTTCGCCGGAACAAATTGCAGCATTGATTGCAAGTCTGGGAAAGTAGCCAGCATTTTCTAACTTTCCACCATAAGCGCCATTAGGTCTTTTGATCTTTTGGCGCTTTTCCTATTGGTATGCGAAAATCCAATCTGTGCGTTCATTCGTGAACAGAACTGTGTAAGCTATTCTAGAGTTTTAAGTGATTAAACTCGTAAGAAGTGAGACAGGTTGGTGTAATGTTTACGGAAATGTAAAATAAACGTTTATATTGACTGAGTACCCCCTTCTGGAAGGGGTAAAAAGTTAGGGTTACCAAATTTTTTTATAAGGAACTAAAGACTCCATATGCCGTCTATTGTCACCTTTACGGACTTTTCCCTTGATGGTACTCGGTCAATATAAACGTTTTTCCTCACCACTGTTTATCCTGGCATCATATGCCGACAATTGCCTCCTCCTGACCACACCACAAAAACCGAGCCACATAGCAACGCCGCTATGCCCGAAAAAGAGACAAAACAACACCGCCACGCTACGAACCACACTGCACCGGGACGTCCCTACGTCCGACACAAAAAGCACCGCTGCCGGTCGTTTTACAGGCACCAAAAAACGTCAAAATACCCCCTTGCAAACCCCTTTTATTCATGGTACGGTTTTTACATGATCATTTTTTACGGCACGACCACACCGCTATTCAAAAACCGTGCCAACCGACACAAAAAAGCACCCTATATAGAAAGCACCAAAAACCACCACAACTCTACACCACCTTATCGGAGACTCCATGATTAATCTTGACCTTAGAATAAACCTCCTCGGACAAACTACCGAAGACCTCATCATCGAATTTAGCGTCCCTGACGAATGGTCAAATATTCAAGCCATTTCAAAAAATGCTACCATTCAAGATTTCATTTCTCTTTATGAAGCTATAACACCAGACGAAGTACAAGATATCAACGATACCGCAATCATAATCAACAATACTTTCAACGCATAATAAACCAAAAACCACCAAAACTCTACAGGAGCTTCGCACCATGCCAAAACTCAAAAACATACTCAAAAAACTTTCTCTCATACCATCCTTTATAAATAGCATTCCGCATAGATACTCGCAAACAACTTATATGGAGCCAAGCGATATAAAAAACAAACTCCTCCGCCGATTTAATCAAATAAATAAAATGAAATCATTTCGTGGTTGTGGAGAACTCACTAAAAACGAGCGCAAAGAACTAGCTTTGCTCCAAAAATATTTCGACGATGCATATGATATTTAACTCACCATTAAGGAGCAAATCTCATGACCAGCCATTGCTATTTCTGCAAACAACCTACAACCTGGATTTACCGAGACTCACGCAAAACCAATAAAGACAGCAACCTAATCTATTGCTGCAAACCTTGTGCAACAATCGAAAACCAGAAGAAACAAGTATACCTCGAAATCAGCCTAATCCTCAAAACTCAGCCTGCCGAGCATCCTGATGGACATAATTGATTATTTCGTCTATTCTTCCAGCCGATATGAATTCGTCGATACGCTAATAATGCTATTCGGCGAAGAGACCGTAACCATAGCCTGCCTTTTGTGCATCATCAGTATCAAAGGCAAAACTGCCCACTTAACAATCAATTAAGGAGCTGAACAATGATTCAAGAAAAAGAAAACTCTTTCGGTGATATTGATTATATATGTTCTTGTGGAGCTCCAGTAACAAGAGAAGAAATAATTTGTCCATGTTGCCTTAATGAATTAGATTGGAAAGATTTTGACTTACACAATCCAAACCATATAATCCATGCTTAATCAATAACCTTTTAACATACATTATAGGAGCTAGTTATGAAGCATCTTTATTCCGGATTCATCTTATTTGTAATCATTCCAACTCTTTACATCTTTGTCGCCCTGATCGAGATGATGAAATAATCTTTTGCCTAAAAGGAGTTTATCATGAAGCTTAATGAAATTACAGTAGGAATGACAGTATATATCGTAGACTGGTCATGGGCCATTGCAATAATCGGTAACGAATTGAAACGCCCAAACTGTTATGATCACAAAGATGATACTTTCACAGTTATTGCAAAAGATGTTTTAGTTCCAAATGCACCGTCTCCAATGAAAGATGCCTATAATGATTTAATCCTTCGCAGCAATCTCCATGAAGAAATTATTATCTTTACAAACCACATGATGATTTTGTAATAAAAAATATTTTCAAAAATTGGGGATTATAATGACTAACAATCAAAAAGCAGCCAGAATGAAACTGAACACACTAATCGACCTAGAAGAAACAAAGATCAGACTTAGACTCCAAGCCAAGCAAGATGCAGATTACAAGCTCCAGCTACTAACGAACTTCAGGCCAAATGCAAGCCTTCGCCAGATCGACAATCAAAGAAAGCTGAATCGAAACAAACAACTCTTCATCTTATCCGGAGATTAACATGGCAAGTAACTCAATCAAAGCAATTCTCATGAAACGAGACGGAATATCAGAATAGGCTGCCAAAGATATGATCGACGAAGCTCGTGAAGTTTTGCAAGAATACCTAGCATCTAACGATCAAGAAGCAGCTTACAATATCTGTGAAGAGTACTTCGGCCTGGAACCAGATTACCTAACCGAATTGATGTAACTATCAAACTAAGAGAATCACCAGCCACAAGGTTCTCTTAGATTTGCTAATTAACTCAACCAAAACTAACCAAGGAGCTTAACCATGGAAATAAGATTAGACAATCCAAACATGTGGATAGTTGTCAGACGTAAAATCAATGATAGAAAGTCAAAAGGTGATATAATCCGCGTAGGTCTGCATAAAGAACAAGCAGAACATTCTGCTGCATTATATGCAAACAATCACATGGGATATAATTACTGGGCAATGCCAGAAACCTCATACCATAAGTCTTTTTCAGTATAAGGAGCCTCACCATGACCAATCTACCACCTCGTGTCGGAATGCCTCGCATCAGCAATGCAGCACATAAAACTCTTAGCACTTATCCAGAATATAACAATCCAGCCAGCAAGCTCAAGATCCAGCCAATCAACAATGCAGCATATGAAGAAGCTGTTGCAGGTTATCGAGCAGTTAAACAAGAAATACTTCCAAAACTCAAAGAACTCAAGCAAACTCTTGACGAGGCCAATTCAGCATACCTTCGCGCATATGATAATTGGAACCAGGTAGCTGCAGAATACGAACGCATCGATCGAGCAGAAAGAAATCTCCTGCATGAGCAGAAAATGGTTCTTAAAAACACCAAGAAACCAGCAACTAAAAAGTCCCCTGATGCAGAAGCATCTGCAAAGAAACTCGCCATGAAAGTCTTGGCAAGTCTAAGTCCTGAAAAACAGGCAGAAATCCTAGCCTTAATTCAAGCTCAAGCAAGTCAAAAACCATAAACTCGTTGTTCACAAATGAACACAACTGGAGGAATTTACTAAATGAAGGGCATCCGAATAACATTCAGGCTCACGCCACATCAACTCGCTCGTGGCCTGCAAGTCGTCAAACAGCTCGAGCCAACCTACGAACTAACTTCGATCAACGACATGGTAAAGATGATTTACCATGATTACCTCAGCAAACTGACCATGAATAGAACAAGCGTTGTTCCGCAATGCTACATCAACGAAATAAATGCCATAGCTGGCACCTCATCAGAAAAACTAACACTCGAAAATCTGTTCAAAAAGCTCCATGTCAACCCAAAATCAAACCTCGGAGCCATTGACCTAAGCTCACCTAACGAATCTAATGAAACTAACGAATCTCCTGCTGAAGAGCAAGAAATTGAAATTGATTCCATCTACGCGCATCCTGAAGAACTCAGTGATGAAACCATGCGAGAAATCGACGCTATGGTGAATCAGACTAAAAAATTCAACTCAATATTACGAGCTTCAAAGTTCCAAGATCCAAACATCACTGATTCAGAACTATCAACCTTAACAGACTTCAGTCCCCCAAAGGACTGGATGGAATAAGGAGCTAAGCATGAAAATGAGGCTCTTTTGTCAATGTGATTCTGATTGGATAATAGAAAACATTTTAGAAACAAAACAGCAAATAATAAATCCAAGTTTAATTCAATGTCCTATCTGTAACTATAACTATTGGTACGAAGCAGCTTACGAGAATATGATGTTTGATCTTAAACGAATGAATGAGGCTTAACATGAACAACTTACATGTATTTATAATTGCATCCCTGGTGTGCATCCTTTTCGCTTTACTATCTCCTGATGCACAGACAGACTTAACGAACTTTCAACGAAAGATCCAACCTGATTACCAGGCTTATACTGAAGAAGGAAAATAACAATGAAAAATAACGAACATAAAACAATATCTGTGAGAGTTTCCCTTGATGAATTTGCCAAGGCACGAGATGGCCTAATCACAAAGGGAGTTCCAGAAGAGCGCTTAATGTCCACGAGCAACATCTTGAAAGCAGCCATATTAATGGCTTGCCTGCTGAACGAGGAACCCAAATCTCCTGCTAGCCAGGAATCATCAGACCTTATTCGGCAATTCTGGAAGTTGTCCAGGAGAGATAAAAGCATAAACATTGATAACCTATACTAACGAATGTGGGCGCTAGCCCACCCTGATTTTATTACGAACTTAGGAGCCAAATGAAAACTCAAGATGTAATAACTAATCTTCGCTTAATGGCAGATACAATCGAAGAACTTGAAATAAATGGTATAATCGCAGCAGAAACCTGTTATGATGAAATGAAAGTGCATGTCTGGGACTTGAAAATAACTCCAGCAAGCGAAATCATTTACAAAGAACGTCATGAATCACAATATCCATGGGAAAAATCATTCACGCATAATAATATTTACTTCTTCTCACTCTTAACTCAAGAAGATTACGATAAGGAGAAACAAGCATGAACATCAAACTAAATCATGCAAGTTATGATAATTGCTCAATCAAATTCCACAAGTTTCCAAACGGTTCCACTGCACTTGTAATTTATCAGGATGATCAAGTGTTGCTCAAAGCATCCGTTGCAGTTGAAGGATACCAACCACCTGATGGATTTGTTTGTATCAAAAACTGGTCTGAAAATGCAGGCATCCTGGAAGAATTAATCGAAAATCGCATAATAGATCCTCCTCAAGCCTACATTCCTTCAGGCTTCGTCGAGATTCCAATATGCAAACTCTTAATCGAGGTGAACTATGAATAAGAAACAACAAACTAAAGTTATTGTACTTAAAGTAAACCCACAAGAAGATATCATAGAAATAATGAATGAAATTTATGATAGATTAAATCGTCTTGGATATAACGTATCTAAAGATACACGAAAAGAAATAGAATTTACATCTATTAAAGAATCTAAAATCTCTGTTGATATTAACTTAATGTTTTTAGATTATAAGGAAGGTGACTTATGAGTAATAAACAAATTCCAGCCTGGTATAAGATATTCGTTGAAAAACGCATCAAAAAGTTAGAAATAGCCTTAGAAATGTTAAATAATGTTGAAATACTTCTCGATCAAGGATATTTACATATTGCAGCAATAGGTCTCGAAGTGGCAAAGGAACAAGCCAAAGGAACAAGCTAAATGAAAAATACTTATATCGAAGGAACAGCAGTAGATTCGTATCTTAACTCTATTCCAGGATATGAAAAGCGAGCAATTCCTACACGAGTTAACGCTTATGATGCCATTTGCGAAGTTTGTCGCAAGATAGTGCCTGCCGGAACTGGAATCAGGATCACCGTCAAGGGGGCATTTTCAAATATTCACAAAGTCAGACACAAAGAATGTGAAAAAGTAGATCATCTTTTCGTAGATAAGGAGAAATAACATGGGACAAGCTAAACGTCGAGGAACTTTTGAAGAGCGTAAAGCACAAAAACTTGATAAACAATATGGTTTAACTGATACAGAACTAGCTCAAGCATATTGAATAAACAAACAATATAATATTATTCGTGCATATCATTCACAACCATCTAAAATATTACGTCAAGTAATGCATTTACTTAAATAATAAATATTAGGAGTTAAGATGATCAAATATAAAGGCAAAGTTCTCACTGCAGAACAAGAGTCGCACATTAATACTATGCTCAAAGGAGAAAACCATGCAATCCAGGCTCCTCCAGGATCGGGCAAAACATTTCTCTTGCTTGCTCTTGCTAGAAAGATGCCTGGACATGGACTGAGTGTCAGTTTCAATAGACTTCTTTCCATAGAAGCCTCCAAGAAGTTCAATTCTGCAGTGACTTGCAAAACAGGTCACGCATTAGCATATGGAGCAGTTGGCTTTAAATACAAAAAACGCCTAAACAAGCTCACAGGTAAGCATTTATCAGATAATCGTGAGATAGGTGATTGGCAAATGTTCAATAGTCCTAGCAATAAAGGATACTTGATCCTAAACACCATTCGGAACTATTGCTATTCCGCTGATGACGCTATTAGTTGGAAACATGTTCCTAAGCTGACCATTCTAAACAACGAAAACATTGACTTGATGAAGGAAGATCTAATTCAGAACGCTACAGCAATCTTTGAAGAGATGATGGACTTGAACTCTGATCTGCCAATAACGCATGATGTTTATTTGAAGATTTGGGCGCTTAGCAATCCAAAAATCAAAATGGATTACATCTTTTTTGATGAATACCAAGATTCTAATCCAGTTATCGCTGATGTTATTAAACGACAAAACTGTCAGAAAATCTTCGTTGGAGACCAGTTCCAACAAATCTACTGTCAACCTGCTGGAACTATGATATCAATGGCAAAATGTAGAGGAGATAAAAAATTTCCTAAAGATAAATCTATTGAAGATATTAAAATAGGTGATAATGTAATTACTTTTGATGATAGTTATGTATTTCCAACAGGTAATCCAGTTACATCTGTTACAGAGTTAAATTATGAAGGACAATTGATTGTTGCTTCAACTGATTCTGGTTGTGTATCTAAATATATTCCACAACATCAATGCATGGTTAGAATAAATTCAGATATGATGAATAAACATATAGTATATTTGATGCGAAAAGGGAATCAATTTAGAATAGGAAAAATACCATATCTTTATTCAAGTCAAAATAGTCAGTTTGGATTAAATTTACGCGCCTCTGTTGAACAGGCTGATGCTGCATGGATTCTTTCTTTACAAGATTCTTCAGAAGAAGCTGCATTATATGAAGCTTTATATCAAGCACAATTTGGTATTCCTGGAATATGTTTTCGTGAACAAGATAAGCATAGAATAGACTTAACATATTTTTGGCATTTTATAGGAGATAATTCTGCTAGAGGTAAAAATTGTCTTCAATTTTTTGGTCTTCTTTTAGATATGCCTTTATGGACAGCAGGATATGATAATATGATTGGCAATCGTAGAGTTACTATTACTGCTGCAGCAAATCTTCATGAAGGTATGTTAATGCTTCCATTAGAAAAAGGACTTAAAAAAACAGGAGATTCAAATCGTAGTGCAACTAAAGAACATTGGGAAAAAATATATATTTATAAAGAAAATTATAAAGGAAAAGTATATTCACTTGAAGTAAAGAAAAATCATAATTATTTTGCTGATGGTTTATTAACGCATAATTCTTGGCGAGGAGCAGTAAATGCTTTGCAAGATGAAAAACTGGCAAAACTATACATCACTCGAAGTTTCAGGTTTGGCGAACCAGTTGCAGACATAGCAAATAGAATCATCAAGTCTTACTATCCGACTGATTTTGAATATGTACCATTTCACGGGAATGAAAGCATTAAATCGAAAGTAACTTACTCACCGCTTAATTCTCCTAATTGTATTATTTGTAGAACCAATAAAGGCGTTATTAATGAAACTATTCATAGACTTGCTTTAGGAGATTCAGTACACATCTTAGGCGGAATTCAGCCATTAACTTACTTGATTAATTCTATTTTTCAACTAAAAGCTCAGGGCTATACGAATCACCCTGATTTATTCTTATTTACGAGCTTTGCTGACTTGAAAGAATATGCAGATTCTCCGATGGGCGGAGATTTAAAAGCAGTCCTGAAACTGATAGAAGTTTATGGTCGAGAAAGGCTGCTGAATATTCTGGAAAGTACTACCGAATCAGCTGAAGAAGCTCAAGTGACAATAACTACAGCGCACAAAAGCAAGGGGCTAGAATGGTCGTCAGTCAAACTCAGCAATGATTTTAAATTTCCATCTGAAGGAGCAGTTCCAACACAAGAAGAAACGAACATCTTGTATGTTGCTGCATCTCGAGCACTTCATAAGTTAGATGTTAGCGAATGTCAAGCATGTTTGCCTCAAACTTTTAGCGAAGCAATCAGAATCAACAAAGAAAAGCACTTAATAGATCAAGCTGCTAAGCAAGAAGTTAATATGAGATTCAAAGAAGTGATCTCTAATGAGATTAAAGATTTAGCCGAAGATGTTCCATTTTAAGGAGATTAATATGATAACTAATGCTTTTATTCAATATCAAATAAACTTTAATTTAGTTCAGATTAATATATATAAATCTTTAAGTAAAAGATTCATCAAAAGAAAGAATATTCAAATGATTTACGATAGTATTTTTATTAATTCTTTAAGTAATTATGAAGAATATATAATACTTGATGCAATAACTTTAGCTTATAATCAAAGTTTAGGAGCTTAACTATGCAGAAACGATTTAGAGCCTGGGATGGCAAGCAATACTGGTATTCTGATGATAATCTTCTCTTTTTAAACGAATACAAAATTGAAGATCTTCGAAGCGCGCCTTTTACTATTGATGATCTTGATCAATTTACAGGTAAGAAAGATTGCAAAGGAAACATGATCTATGTGAATGATGTGATTCAAGATCAAAGGAAAATCTATCTCGTAATTTGGTCTGATGATGCTTGTGGATTCAGAAAAGTTCCATACCGGATTGGTTTCCCTGAAACTAAGATAGATGAAGCATTTATGGAAGTCATTGGAACAATTAACTCGATTAAGAATTAACTAACAAAGGAATCTTATGCACGAGAAAACTGCTTTATTTGGTCGTAAGTGTTCCAGGTGCGGAAGGCATTCCCATGAAGGAGCTTTCTATGCAAGACATCACTGGTATTGTAATGTATGCAGACCGCTGGAACGAGGATCAAAAACAATAACTAACAATTCTTCTGATGAAGAATATAAAGAACATTTAAGGAGGCATAAGCTACAATCCGCTGATGAAATTCTATGAATAACTTTGAACTGTGTGTCAAATATCGTCCATGCACGGATTGTGTGATTATTTCTTGCAAGCTAGGTTTATGGTCAATCAAAGGAGATTATTCGAAACAGACTGTAAAACTGGCTCAGGAAAAGTATAAGCAATTTCGTGATTTAGGTAAGTACAAAAAATTAACTCAGGAGAATAGTAATGGATCAATCAAAGCAAAATAATGGATTAACTGATGAGCAATTTATGCATCCTAAATCTGTATCTTTTCCAGAAGATTTTACTCTAATGAAAATCTATCTGCTGAAGAGAATCTTTTCAGTTGGATGGGATGAGTATGATGGAAAAGTTATCATTGCCAGTTCTGCAAAGGCTGCCAGAAAGATTGCAAATTTGAGGGTAGGTGAGGAAGGACAAATCTGGGATAATCCGAAGTTAGTGCTTTGTCAGGAGATAGACTTGACAATGCCTATGGTTGTACTTACTTCATTTAAAAATGGCTAATGCCAAAGGAGGAATAAAAAGTTAAAAATAGTTGAAAAAGGTGTTGCAATTTGTTTTTAATCATGTTAAGGTGTGTTTTCCTATCCCGGAAACCTCCGGAAAAACTACCGCCGGAAAAACCGGGCAATACTTGCCGGGCAATCAGCCCATTTTATTAATCCTAGTATGGAGAATTAACTATGTCAATGATCAAAGTAGTATCCAATCAAGCCGCCCGTGAGATCACTGTTCAAGAGCCTGAGATCATGAGCTGTTCAACTGTCGAAGAATTGGTAGCAGCTCTTGGTGAGGAACTGGTAGTAAATCAGGTTAAGAACCAGCTCAAAGTTTCTTTCCGCGCTGTAGTTCGCAGGAAACTCGAAGAGGTTGATGACAACAAAGAGTTCAGCAATTCTGATGATGCTATTGCCGCAGAGGATTTCTCTGATTGGAAGCCAACTCTTCGCATTACCAAAACTGCTGAAGAGAAGGCGATGGAAGCGCTTGGAAATCTTCCTCCTGAAGTTCGTGAAGCAGTTCTTGCTCAGTTCAACAACATGCGTTAATCAGTAGTTAAATAAAGTAGTGGTGGCGAAATTGGTAGGCGCATAAAAGGTGAGATTGTCTGCTACAAAGGGTCAGACAGGTCGTTAAGCGTGCGAAGATGGGAACTGATTATTCCCTAAAAAGACTTCGAGGCTTGGGAGACAGTTAAAAACGAGGCGTCCAGTAGTAACGCCTACACCTTTTAGAGTAATCATGCAGGTTCGAATCCTGCCCACTACTTTTTCTTTTCAATCAACTTTACCTTGAGAGGATTTCTCATGGATTACTTAGAAAAGATTGATTACAGCTCCATCAGCACCTATATGGGCTGTCCCCGTAAGTTTCTCTTCCAATACATGATGCACTTGCGACCACAAGGCAATTTAATTCACCTGGTCTTTGGCTCCTGTTGGCATTATGGCCTTGAAGAAGCATACAAAGCCCTAAAAGCAGATAAAACTGTTTACAAGCCACTTGACTTAACACTCATCAGCGTCAAAGCATTCAACAAACTTTGGGCATTAGATGGTGCTCCACTTTGGAAAGATGAAGATCTGATTTTTCCTAAATCTCCTGGACATGCTGCAAATATGTACAAAGCATATTGGGAGCGTTTCATGGAAGTAGATAGCACAAAGCGTGACGTAATAGCTATTGAAGCACCATTTGCTATTGACCTTTCTCATTACGGCCCAAGCCTTCCTCGTTACATTGGTCGAATTGATCTGATTCTCTCTGATGGAGAAGGAATCGAGATACTCGATCATAAGACCGCTAAGGCAGTTTATGGTGTAACTGCACAACAATTTGAGAATAGCTTTCAGACAGATGGATATTTGACTGCTGGAAGATTATTCTATGACAAAATTCCTAAAATAACTTATCGAGTTGCACTTTGTCAGAAAAGCAAAATTGACTTCCAACCAATCACTATCAGCAAGCGAAGCAACTCGATTGATCACTTTTTGCATGACCTGATCTATTATGTGAATAATCTTCAACGAGATATTCAAGTGCTTGAAGAAGATAAAGAGCAACTTAAAGATCGTTCTGATCTGCTGCATTGCTTTTACCGTTGTTATGGTCAAGCCTGTACTAGCTTTATGTCACCTTGTACTTACTTTGACCTTTGCCGGATGCGTAACAATCCGCTGCAGTGGTTTGAAAAGCCTCCACAAGGATTCCATTACAGTAGCTGGGATCCTGATGAACACGATCAGAATATGCGCGAAAGGTTAGCAGATGTATAAATATAAAAAGATAACTCCAATGTGTAATTTCGAGTGTGAAATGATTATTGGAAATGGAGCTTCATTAGAAGACGAAGAGATAATCAAAATTCATGATGAATCAATCGGAATGAGCATTGGCAATAAGTATAAGTCTATAAGTATTTCAGAGTTTCGAAATGCTGCTGGACAAAGCATTGGAGAATATATGCTTGATAAGCATGGAGACTTTGCATTTGATCTAATGCAAAAAAAAGTTAATCTCATTTAAAGGAGTTTTAAATGAAAACATTTAGTTTAGTCTATAAAATTGAACCTGGTGATTCTTGGGAAGATAAAAACAGCATTAGAATTAAAAGCAATCTTGCTGATGATAAATTGATTCGATGTCAGTTATCTGAAAGTCTTATAGAAGCTCTTAAAAAAGAAGCTGTCATTCTTGAACCAGATAAATTAATTCTTACTATTGCTGAAGCACAAAGAAGAGAAATTCGAACAGCTATTGAAGGAATGGATGATATGGCTATTCAAGCTAAAGTTCATTCTGATAAAGCTCATGAAATCTTATCAACTATTGTTGAAGAGGCTGAATTAAAATATGAAGAAATTGAAAAGCGTTTTTCAGATACAGAAAAGCGTTTTAAAGACAAAATGATTTCTACTGCAAGTAGTATTAAGACTCATTTGGAAGTATTATCCACAGTAGAGGAAAAACTAATTAAAATAGATAACTGGAAACTTGATCATCTTAATGAAAGTTTAACTAATTTAATTAAGTTAGTTGAGCATGATCAAGACCTAGTCAAGTTAGTTTTAGATTTTAAAACCAAAAAACATTTAAAGGAGTTTTAAATGGAAACGGTTAATCAAGTAAAAACCTTGATGCCTCCTAATAAGCAAAAACTTGCAAGCAAAGCTCGTAAGTTTGATTTGAAGTTTCTGCTGACAGGCAATTCTGGTTCTGGTAAGACACACTTCACAGCCAGTTATTTAAGCGGCCCAATACATTATTATATGTTCGACAAAGGAGGAGAAAAAACAATAGAGAAAATTGCATCAAAGAGAACAGATATTACGCTAGATAACTTTTCTTCAAATGATCAACTCTTTTCAGATTTTTGGCATCAATTTCAGCAGGACGAAAAGGATGGGCTTTTCAATTGGCTTGCAGAGAATCAAGGATTATTAGTCCTGGATAGTCTTACAAATGCAAATCTCAAGGCCATTGATGAAATTGCTAAAAAAGCTGGAGTAACTCCTAGTGGCATAGGTAAGCGCATTGATATGAAACTTGGAATGGCTCCTCCACATTGGGGTCAGTTACTGAATTGGATGAGCACGTTAGTATCTACGTTGCAAGAACTTCCCTGCGCTGTAGCAGTAACAGTTCACTTGCATACTTTGATGAACTCTAATCAAGAAGTAGTTGGCAGGTATCCAGCAGTTAATGGGCAGTTTAGGCAGCTTCTTGCTTGTGACTTTGATGAAGCTTATTTGCTAACTTGTCAGGGAACAAAGAGACAAATCTTCTTCACTGAAAAGCTTTCTTTTGAAGCTAAGTCTCGTGTATTTAGTATGCCAAAGGTTGAGGATGTAACGCTTGATCAATTGGCTAAAGCATACTTAGCAGGAAAAACAGTAATTATGTAATTATTTTGAGGTAAAGAATGGTCTTTATCTCTGTTTAACAAATCCTTATAAAGGAGTTTTATTATGGCAATGATACCTAATCTTTCCGATATCCCTGATAAGAAACCCGTCGAAGCAGGTGAATATGATCTGAGAATTACTAAGGTCAAAGAGACCAAATCAAATCGAACTGGCCGGTATGGATGTATGCTGGTTATTGATATTGATGGAGAAGATAATGCAAATAGTATCTTTCACACTCTTTGGTACGGGAATTACAAAGATTATCAGGGTGATGATGAAGATAAGAATAACATCATGTGGAGAATGGTAAAGGATTTCTTGGCTGCACTTGGACTTGATCCAAACGAGGAGACTGATGAATCTGATCTGGTTGGTTTAGAGTTCTCAGCAGATGTTAGTTATAACGATGGTATGGGAACGGATGATGAAGGCAATCCGATCAAGCTTGGCCAGCCCAGGAATGAAATCTTACGAATCACTTGATTCAGTTGAGTTAGTATGTGGCGGAATTGGTAGACGCACTCAAATATCGGTTTAAGAACCTACGCAGAACAAGGTTGATTCCTTGGGCGCTATGTAAGTTCGAACCTTACCATGCTAATTTTTTAATGTAAAACTTGCTGTTCAAATATGAACGAACCTGTTGAATGATTCGCAAGTATTTGAGCAGCAACTTTCTTTGCTGTAAGAAGATATAAAAATTGTTTTATGTTTTCTTAGATCATAGAAAGGTTATTTTAACTTAATATGGAGGAATGAATGAAAGAACTAAAAGTAGCTACTGAAGCTCAGAAAAAAGCACGAGAACGTAATTGGAACAAAGGTCAAGTTAGGTGCTTGAAAACTATCTCGCATAATATCAACCGATCAAAGACAACTAACAAGGAAGAAAGAAAATCCCTTGAAATTATTATAAACCATTTACATAAGATTCTCAAGAATTGGAATCAATCGAATGAGGTTTAATTATGAGTTCATTTGATAATGTTACTTTCTTTTGTCCTTATTGTAATGAAAAAATTATTATTCAATCAAAATCTGGTTTATGTGAATTAAAAAATTATCATCAAGAATCTGTACCTGCAAGTATTGCAGAAAATTTAAAAGATGGTAGCGTAGTTTGTAAAAAATGTCATAGTCATTTTTTAATTACCGGAACAATTCCTAGAGTTTCTTTATTTTTAATTGACTCAAAACTGGAGAATGGTTATGATTAGAATTGAATTAGAAAAATCAATTGAAGAAGCTAATGCAGCTTATTCTGCAGGAATACCTTTTATTACTGATGAAGAGTATGATGTATTATGGCAGCAACTTTATGCTATTGATCCTGGCCATCACCTGCTTTACCATACAGCACAAAATCATAATCAAATTCATGGAAAAGTATGGCACAAGCATAAGATTTATGGAACGAACAAAGCATTCAACATGATCGACCTGAAGCCATTTCTTGAAAGATTTGGTGATCAGATGCTTACTATTGAGCCTAAATATGATGGTTGTGCAGCTGTTTTAACTAGAGAAGAATTAGAATATAAACTTACTCTTGAAGGTGATGGTACATGTGGTGGAGATATTAGTCACCTGATAGATCATATTATTTTTCCTTTTAAACCTCGTAACTTTCAAGCAGTAGAAATCTTACTGCCTGTTGAAGATTGGAATCCTGAATTTGGTAAGAATCCAAGGAACGTAGTTGCTGGATGGTTAGCTCGTAAATATGAGAAACCTGGTGCAACTATGACTGCTATTCCTCATAACTTTGGAGGATTATTTATAGATTATAAGTATGATGGAAACCTTGAAGCATTCGGAGAATTGTTAATTTATACTCATGCAGAATGGGCAAAGATTTATCCTATTGATGGATTGATGATTAAGGTCAAGGATGAAAAGGCTCGCTTGATTGCAGGTAATAATGGAACAGCTAGTAACTGGAGCATAGCTTGGAAACCTCCAATTCAGATCAAGGAAACCATAGTAACTAACATTGAATGGAATGTTTCTCGTTTAGGCAGAGTAATTCCTACAGTTATTTACAAACCTATTGATCTTTGTGGAACAACGAATGAGCGAGTCACTGGAAATAATGCAAAGTGGCTAGCAGATAAGAAAATTCAAATAGGCTCAAGAATTACGGTTGGTAAAGCAGGAGAAATAATTCCTAAAATTATTGAAGTCCAAGCTCCTGAAGATTTAAAAGAATTAAAAATGATTAATGGTTCTACAATAAAATTTGCAGGTAACTCTAAAGAACATTTTGAAAGTTTAATTGATCCAGATTTATATTATGTTTTACCTGCATCTTGTCCAAAATGCTATGGCCAGCTTGATTGGGAAGGTGTTCATTTAGTATGTAATGGCGTTAATTGCATTGCTAAGAAAATTGTAGCTATTTCGTATTTTTACTCTATTAAGGGGATTCAGATAGACGGAATTGGAGAAGCTATGATTGAAAGACTTCTGAATCATCCAAAATGTTACTCTGTGTTAGTTGATAAGCCTTGGGCATTGCTTGATATGGCATCATATAATATCATGCTGGATGTAATTCAAGTGCTGGGAACTACGGTATTTAATAACTTGATTACTGAAATCAATGCTGTCAATGGAACAAAGAACATGGCTCATTTTATTTCAGGTCTTGGAGTTAATGGATTAGCATTTAAGTCAGCTTTGAAGCTATGTCAGTACATTAAAAATGGAAGTCCAATATCAAATGTAAATCGTGGTGCTCTTGAGAATTTTCCAAAAGCAATAGTTCTTTTCAGTGAGGCTGCTAAAGAAATGAAGCATTTTAATTTTATTCCTGTACCTGATCAAGCTAAAGTAAAATATTGTATTACGGGTACGCTGAGCATATCTCGTGAAGCAATGATTGAAATGTTAAATGATTACTCTTGGGGGTTCACTGCTGCAGTCACTACAGATACAAATTATTTGGTTGTTGGTGATGAAGCAGGACAAACCAAGATCAACAAAGCAATAAAGTATGGTGTTCGACAAATAACTGAAGAACAATTAATGCAACTAATAAAGGAGCTAAGATGATGGAAAAGGAATGTAAAGTAACAGCAAGAATCGAACCTGAATTATATGTAATCATTCAGGAGAAATTTTATCATGGTCAGCAGACAATGTTTTTTAGGAATGTATTCAAAAGCCTGAGCATTCTCATTAAAAAAGATCGCTTTAATGAAATCACTGATTATCTTTATAAGGGAAAGGCGTTGACATTACCTGCTCTCGATGGAGAATAACTATGCCAGCACCAAAAAATAACGCTACTGAGAACAAGCCACAGATCAGCTTGATTCCACTTGATTTGTTAGTTCCTATGCTAGAACCTGCATATCGAGAAGGAATCATCAAGTATCAGCGCGAATCATGGAGATTAGGCTTTAATGCTACAGTCATGTATGATGCGTTGATGAGACATCTTAAGGCTTGGTTCTTCGAGTTAGAATCTTATGATCCTGAAACAAAAGAAAAGTATGGCATTGATAAGCATCATTTAGGTGCAGTGATCTTTTGTGCTATTAATCTTTATGCAACTGATAAAAATTTTTCTATGCTTGATGATAGACCATTAAAATTATTAAAAAAATCTCAAGATCTTGATAATACTGAATGGTATATAGATAATGGTACAGTTAGAAAAAAGGAAGTTAAAATATGACTCTAAATGAATATCAACAAAAAGCAATCTCTACTGCAATCTATCATGAAGATTATATGATCTTATATCCTGCACTTGGTCTTTGTGGTGAATCTGGAGAGGTTGCTGATAAAGTGAAGAAAGTTCTTCGTGATGATGGTGGTTTCTTTGGTAAGGAAAAAAGCGTTGAAATCATCAAAGAACTTGGAGATGTTTTGTGGTACTTAGCTGCTATTACACGTGATCTAGGATTCATTTTAGAAGATGTAGCTCAGATGAATATATCAAAGCTGGCTGATCGAGCAGTTAGAAATAAACTTCAAGGATCAGGTGATCAGAGGTGATAAGATGCCAGTATTATTAAAAACAAAATTAAATAGTTTACGTGATGAATTATCTATAAGATTCTCAGTTTTACTAGATGCAATGGCTCCAAGAGAATTAAAGAATAATTCAGAAGGTGCTAGTAAAGGTCATTGGGTAAATCCAAAAGCAATGAATGCAACTACAGCAGATACTATGCATTTACATCTTGCTGTAGAAGACTTTAAAAATATTTTAACTGAAATTAAAAAGTTAAAATAATTAAATGAGGTTTGACTATGCCTTTAATGGATCGAATTTATGTCAGATCGTTTCTAGAAATGTCTTATCCTGAACAACTTGGATTAGTTGAAAAGATCAGAACAATTCGTAGCTCTGCACTTAATGAAGCCAGAGTTAGTTCAAAAAGCATTTCTAAGACTAAGATGAAGCAGGTTGCAAAGAAAACTGCAGGTAAGCCAAAAGACATAACTAAAAAAGCTAATGCAGCCTTAGCAATGCTCACTCCAGAACAAATCGAGTTAATCAAGAAACAATTTGTAAATAACTAAATATTGGATTAGAATATGAAAGAAGGCACAATATCAGTTTTATATGGTGCACATAGTATTGTCCATAGTTATTATGTTTGGAAAGCATGGAAAATACTATATAAAAAATATCCTTCATTCAAAGAAACAATATGTATTCTTGTGCATGATTTGGGATATTTTGGTATGAATTATTATTCTGAAAAATCTAATGATGGTCATGCTGAATTAGGTGCAGAAATTGCACATTTACTATTAGATACTCCATATGACAACACATACAAATATCTTATACTTGGTCATTCTGGTAGTGCATGTAAAAAATATGGTATTATCAGGTCTAAGTTAGAAAGACCAGATGAATATTCATGGCTTATTGCTCCATTATGGTGGGTTAAATGGACAGCAAAAATTGAAAACTATATTATTCCTCCTGAAGAATTTATTGATATGGTAAGAAAAGATTTTTATAAATCAGATGATGAATGGCAATCTGGAACTGATAGATCAAATAAATACAGGGAACAACATAAGGATTAAAAAGATGCAACTTTTTCAAATAGAAGAGAAAAATATCTTAGAGATCATAATTCAAGATCGTGCTCGTAATGAGGTAGGTGATATTACCTCACTTGCAAATTCAATCAAGATGGTTGGGCAATTAGTTCCAATCTTAATTGATGAAGAAAATATTCTGATTGATGGTTTGCATCGTATAGAAGCTATCAAAAGTCTTGGCTTAGAAACTATTGAAGTTAGAACAGTTTCTGGCATTACCAAAGATGATCATGTTTTAATTGAAATGCTTTCCAATATGGATCGCAAGGAGTTCGCTTGGCATGAAGAAATTGAACTTAAGTACAAGTTGCACAACTATTGGAAAGATGCTTCAGATAAAGATGGTTCCACTTGGGGCTATCGTGAAACAGCTAAAAGATTGCATTGTAGTTTGGGTGGTCTGTCTACTGATCTAGCTTTTGCGGAAGCCTTAAAAGTTTTCCCTGAACTCAAGAAACAAAGTACAAAAGGGCGAGCAAGAGAACTTTACAAAGCATTTGGTGATCAAGCTACTGCAATTCAGCGGATGGATAGCTTTACTGATGCAGAAAAAGAACGCCTAGACAAGCTTCAAGCAGGAGTTATGCCTGAAGTTAAGAAAGTAAGATTAGTTCCTAGAACTAGGGAAGAAATTCTTGCAACTAAACTTGATTCAGAGGCGAAAGTCTTTAAAGCTGATCCTGAATTGTTCACTGAAGAAGAGAAAGAAACTCTTACAAATATCAATGTTATTTATGTTGCAGAGAACTATAAGACTTTTCTTGATAAAATCCCTGACAATTCAGTTGGCCTGGTAGAGCTTGATCCACCTTATGCGATTGACTTTAATGAAAATTATGGCAAAGCCAATGGGATTGAAAGCAAAGCAACTGATTGGACTGAAAAAGAACTGTATGAGTTTTATTTTAATTACCTACCGCTGATCTATAACAAAATGCTTGAAGCTAGTTGGGTTTTGTGCTGGACTGGCAAGGAACACTTTGTAGAAATTAACAAAATAGCTACTAGCATAGGATTTCAAGTTCAACAGCCTGGAGCATGGGTAAAAACTGGTGGAAGCACTAATCAGCCAAAGAAATGCTTGATTAGTAATTGGGAAATGTTCTTACTGTTTCGTAAAGGTAATGCACAGTTTAATACTCCGAGTTTATCTAGTGCAGTTAATATTGATGTATCTAATGCAGCACAAAGGATTCATCAGTGGGAAAAGCCAATTAAACTTTATGATCATTTCTTCAAGGCACTTTGCAGACCAGGGACTATATTCTTGAGTCCATTTGCAGGATCAGGGAATTGTCTTATCAGCGCAGCAAAGACTCGAATGATGCCGATTGGTTGTGATAAAAGTCAAAAGTATATTCCTCAATTCTATCAGAGACTTGAACAATACACTGGAATTTCAGCAGATATAAATGGATTAGCAGGAGATTAATATGACCAAGTACGAATCAGGAAAAATAATGAATAATGAAAAGCCTCCTGATCAAGGACAATATTGTTGTTTGCATAAGAATATTGTTCCTCTTGAAATAGGATTTGCATCTAAGACTTGGCCAAATGGTTATAAGAATGATGCTGATTATAACTTTGCCATAGGAATCTTAGGTGCAAGTGTTCTTCGAGTTAAGAGTTATTTGTGCTTAGAATGTAAACAAGAAATTAAAGCACCTAATCCTGGTGCATTGACTAAGGATCGAATATGAGCGAAGATTACTGGAAAGATAATAATATTGAAAAACCACAACAAGTTGTTGTATGTGCTGCATGTAGAAAAGGCTCAATAATTGTTGCTGGAGCAAGGCATTTTGATAAAGTTATGCGTTCGCAGCTTAGAGCTCTAGAAATAAAACATGGCCCTACAGCTTCTATTGGTTGGGAAGATGGATTTATTGATCAGTTTGGTGATTTCTTAACACGCCAAGAAGCTATGAAGATTGCGTTAGCTGCTGGACAAAAAGTTAATTTCAATGGCTGTGGTGGAGATAAAAATACATTATACAGTGAAGGACTTTACTAGAGGATAACTTATGATGATTATTCCAAAAGATCCAACAGACCAAGATCAGAAGAAGAGTTCTTTTGATGCTCTAGCAGTCGAATGTTTACCAACTGATAACATTAAGACTGCAATTATTGCAATGGTTGGAGATGCTCCGAATGATATTGAAGTATTAAAGAATGAGCCTTTCGTAGGGCCAGTAGGTTCTCAGTTCAATCGCATTTGTGCAGCAGTTCGATTAGCCAGGTATCAAATCTATCTGACTAATGCTTGCAAAGCAAAGCTACCTAAGAACAATGCAAGCAAACTCTGGACAGAAAAAGGCTGGAGGCACCCGAAATGGAGTGAACTTCAATCAGCTTTAATCAATGAGCTTGCAGAATTTCCAGGAAAGATTATCATGCTTCTTGGAGATACAGCCATGCGTCTTCTGATCGACGAACCGAGATTTGATTCAATTCAAAAATATCGTGGTTCGTTCTATCACGCTGAAGAATTTCCTCACCTTAAAGAAAAACTTGCTGGTAAGATTATAGGTTTTTCTTTTCATCCATCTTTCACCACATTTACTGGCAAACCAGTTCACTTTTATACAATGATTGCAGATTTTACTAAAGCAATCAAACTAATTGAAGATCCTAGCTTATTAGATGATAATACTGAAATCATCATTCAGCCAGGATTTGAAAAAGTTATGCAGTTCTATGCTTTAGTTCAAAGCAAAAAATTCGTTGCATTTGATATAGAAGCTACGCCGAAATTCATTACTTGCTTTTCCTTTGCTGTATGGGATGAAGACAAGATCAAGAGTATGTGCATTCCGTTGATGAATAATCAAGGAAGTTACTGGTCTCCTGAAGAAGAACTAAAAATCTGGTTAGGCTGTGCGAAAATCTTAGCAGACGAAATGATCTGTAAGATTCTTCAAAATGGAATGTTTGATATAATGTTCATTCTTCGAACGATGAATATTAAAACAGAGAACTTCTTTTTTGATACAATGCTCGCGCAGCATATCTGCTATACTGATTTGCCAAAAGGCCTTGATTATTTAACTTCTTGCTATACGTATTATCCTTATTATAAAGATGATGGGAAACTTTCGCATTTAAAAGTCATCAAAGATTGGCCACAATACTGGCGATATAATGCAAAAGATTCTGCATATTTGTTGCCTATATCTGAAGCGCTGATCAATGAGATCAAAGAATTTGGTGCTGAAGATGCAATGACATACACCATGGATTTGCATAAGCCTTTGATGGAAATGGAGTTCAATGGAATCCTCACAGATACTGAAGGTATTAAGAAAACCAAAGCTGAGTATGAAGAAAAGATTGAAGAACTTCAAAAGCAGCTGAATGAAATTGCTGGACAAGAACTCAATTCAGGATCTTCTAAGCAGATGATTGCATATTTTTATGGCATCTGCATGATCAAACCGTATATCAATCGTGATACTGGAAATGCTTCATGTGATTCAGTTGCATTGCACAGGATTGCAAAGAATGGTGGTAAAGGTTCTACTGAAGCAAAAATCATTATCAAAATTAGAAAGTATAGCAAGTTAGTCTCTACTTATTTTAATGTATCTGTTGATGAAGATAGTAGACTTCGATGCAATCACAAGATTTCAGGAACTACTTCTGGCCGAATAGCCACTGAAGCAACTTACTTTGGTACTGGAACGAACCTTCAGAATCAACCGTATGTTTTCAAATATTTTCTGATTCCTGATCCTGATTGGATTCTATGTGAGGTTGACTTAGCCAAAGCTGAAGCTCACGTAGTTGCGTATCTAGCACAAGATACTAACATGATAGAATCGTTCCTAAGTGGAATTGACGTGCATAGTTTTAATGCAAGCAAAATCTTTCATGTTCCAATTGAAGAAGTTATTGCAGAAGCAAAAGCTAACAAAGAAGATCAAAAGTCCACGATGCGTTACATGGGCAAGAAGGTAGTTCATGCCAGTAACTATAGTATGGGGCCACAGACATTCTCTGATAACCTTGCTAAAGAAGAAATTTTTATGAGTCAATCAGATTGTAAGAGACTCTTGCAGAATTATTCTGATAGATTTCCAGGACTTAAGCGCTGGCACAGATCCATTGAAGAAGAGGTTCAAGCAACAAGAACTTTATTTAACCTATTCGGCAGACCAAAGAAATTCCTTGGAGAAATGAATGCACAGCTTTTTAGAAATGCTTACAGTTACAAGCCTCAATCTACTGTTGCAGAACTTCTTAATCGTGGAACAATCAGAATGGCCAATGATCCTAGGCTCGGTAAAGATGGTTTTGATATTAGATTGCTTACTACTGTCCATGACTCTGATGTATTTCAATTTCACAAAAGTCAAATACCAAATTTACAACAGATTCTTATGATCATTAAAGAGCACATGACACATACCTTTACTTACAAAGGAAAGAGCTTTACAATAGGTCTTGACGCCAAGATAGGCACTCAATGGGCTGGTAATACAGCGGGAATAGATAAGTTCACTCAAGAAGAAATCGATAAAGCAATTCAAAAGATAGGATTCTAAATGGAGAAGTAATAAATGTATAATAAATCAAAAATAAATTGGTTTGAAATAATACTTTTTACTGTAACAATAATTTTACTTTTTATATTATTAATTGGACTTAGATAATATTAAATAAAGGATTTTTTTAATAGAGGTAAATTTATGTCATTTGCAGCTGATTTATATTGGTTTATTGAAAAACAACATGAACTTTTTAAAATTCATAGTGAATTAGGTCAGGCACAAAATGATATTGAAAGAGATAGATTAAATGAAATTCAATCAGTAATAATTAAACAACTTAATTATAAATTAAAAAAAGTAGCTACTATTCATATGCAAAATAAGATTGTTAATAAAATGATTATTGAAAGGATATAATTATGTCAAACCATAAATTTCCAAAGATTCCACATAAATGTACTACTTGTGGTGGTGATGGTCTCGAAGATGTTTCTTATCATGGATCACCTATTTATAAAGATTGTCAAAGATGTAAAGGTAAAAAAGATGTTATTTATTATAGAGAAATGACTCATGATGAGAAATTAGAATATCTATTAAATATTATTCTAGATAAAGGCTGATCAAATATGTCACGGCAATTATCAGATTGGCTGGAATATTACATGAAGTACACTCAGAGAACAGAGCCTCCTGAATTGTATCATTTATGGTCTGGGCTAACTGCACTTAGCTCAGCACTAAGACGCAAATGCTATTGCAACTGGGGAGCACTTCGAGGCTTTGTTTATCCAAACTTATTTGTTTCTTTAGTTGGCCCGCCTGGAGGACGGAAGGGAACTGCAATGAAAATTGCAAAATCATTCGTACAGACTTTGAATGTTCCTATGGGTGCAGATTCATTAGGATCAACGCAGGCACTGTATAAAGAAATAATGGATAGCGAGGATAGCTATGTTGATCCTCAAGGCTTAACTAAGAAACATAAAAGCGTTTCAATCTGGTCAGAAGAATTTCAAGTATTTCTTTCTGATAGAGATCAAATGTTAATAAGCTCACTCACTGATCTCTTTGATTGCGCTGATAATTGGAAGTATAAAACTCTTGCAAGAAAGAATGAAGACTTGTCTAACTGCTGGCTAACAATTATTGGCGCAATAACTCCCAGCTTGTTGCAGGCTAAGCTAAGTCAGGATGCAGTTGGCGGAGGATTAATATCCAGGATTATTTTCGTAGTAGGCTATGGCCCGAAGCAACGAAAAGCACTCCAGTTTCTTACTGAAGAAGAGGAAGACATTAGCAAAAAGCTTGAAACTGATCTGCAGGAGATTGCAAATTTATCTGGCCCATTTATTTTATCTAAGGAATTTCTTAAAGCATATGTTCGCTGGTATGAACAAGAGTATGATGATTCAGGAGTAAGTTCAGAGAAATTCGCTGGATATAATCACAGAAGACCATTACATCTTAACAAAGTTTGTATGCTTGTTTCTGCATCTGAATCAAATGGAATGGTAATCACTGAAAAACATTTTGAAAAAGCATTAGCAATTTTGCAGGTCACTGAACAAGAAATGCCAAATGCTTTCTATGGATTAGGCTTATCAAGTCAATCAGATGTATATGCGAAGTTTCTTACCTTCATTGAAGCAAGAGATTATTTTGATTGGACTGAACTTATGCGTAACTTTCATCTCGATGTTGAAAATCCTACGCAACTCAGGGGATATGTTGAAATGGCAGAACAATCTGGCTTGATAAAAGCTGAAGCATCAGCAACATCATCACGTTATACTACGCTTAAAGTCAAACAAGAAACGAATATATCAGGTTACTTAGATGATACAATTTTCAGACTAATGGATAGAAATATTATCAAACAAAAATAAGGAGCTTTGCATGAATGAGAAAACAATTCAACTGAATGATGATACTAAAATACTTTTCTTTGATACAGAGGCATCAGGCTTCATCAAGAAAGAACTTTCTTCAGATCATCCTGACCAAGCATGGACAGTTCAAATCGGAGCTATCTTAGCAAATCAAAATGAAGACTTTGCAAAGATGAATACCATCATCAAGTCATATGGTCGATCAATGAATCCATTTGCTGAAGCAGTTCATGGCATTTCGTCTGAACGAGCTGATGCAGAAGGAATTGAAGAATTTGAAGCTGCAGAGCAATTTGGTTTAATGTTACGTAAAGCTGATCTTATGGTTTGCCATAATCAATCTTTTGATTGGCAATATGTTAAGCACCTGATGGAACGAAACATTGACAAGATGTCTGATGAAGCGCGATCAGCATTTTATCTGGACTTACCTGCATATTGTACGATGAAAGATAAAGCAATAGTTAAATTCTGTGGACTGAAGAATAAACTTGGCAAGCCTAAGTGGCCGAAATTAATTGAACTGCATGAGAAACTTTTCAGTGAAGGATTTGATGGAGCGCATGATGCGTTTGCTGATATAACTGCAACAAAACGATGCTTCTTTGCATTGCTTGATCTTGGAATTATTACGTTAGATTAACATAACAATGAAGACACAATCGACCAAAAGAGCTTAACGATTCCTCCTGCAGTGGATTTATACAAAGAGCGTTTTAATCATGGGATGAAATACCTGAGCTACGATTGTGACTTTTTAGGAGTAGATAAAAATGAAATTTCCCATAAAACTTAAAATAATTATTACTAGAAATCATGAGCAATTTTTATCTTATTGTCATGAAAATAAAGTAAATCCTAAAGATAAATTTATTAGATATGCATATAAAGAAGAACATCTTATGGGATTAAGAAATTGTGAAGTAATTTATTATGGCGAGTATTGGGAAAGTCCAATATTTGGATCATATTTACTTGACGAAGTTAAAAGGAATTAATATGGATAAACAAAATATGCTTTATTACTTACGTCAAAAAGAACATCAATATATTATTGATGAAATAATTGCAGCAAGATTACAAGCTGCTGATGAACTTGAAAGACTTTACAGGATGGAAGAAAAGACTAAAGTTCTCATCAATAAGATTGAACACTTTTTAACAGATAAAACAATGGAGGGCTAGTATGCTTAGAAATCATGGAGTAGTTCCTAAGAAATCAAAAAGTGCAAAAGAGTATTATGGTTCATGTTACATGCCAGAAAAGAAAAATACTTTATTAGATGTTAGTCTTTTGATTCTTTGCATTGCAGTTGGTATTCTTATATACTATCTTTGGTCTTAAAGTTATGAGAATATTTAAAGAAAAGGCAGGAGTTATTTCACCTGAATCTGTATGGGTTTGTATTTATAAAGAGTATTTATATATTGAATCAAACTTAATTAAATTATTATTTGTTTTATTATTTGAGTGGAATGATGATAAACATTTTGTTGGTTAATAACTTTTCGTTCAACTTTGAACAACCAAACTCATTTTTCGCCTATGCAAATTTCAAATCAAGAATTTCTTCAGGCAATATTTGGTGTAGATTTTATCTGGGCTCATGTGACAGACTTCTTCCATGATCCTGGCAAAGGCTTTTCAGAAGAAAGCAAACGCGCATGGCTAGGAAATCATTATATTAATTCAGAACTAAGAGAATTTGCAAATCAATATTTCACTATCAGCTTGTTTCATGAAACTGAAGAAGAACTAGCTCGAAGAAGAAAAGAACTTTTCAAATCAACTCACTGCATAGTTATAGATGATGTTGGAGAAAAGATTTCCCTTGATCTAGTTCTTGACAAGCCTGCACCAAGTTGGATATTAGAAACAAGTCCAGGTTCCCAACAATGGGGATTCATATTAACTGAACCATGTAAAGAACGAGCTTATGTTGAAAACCTGCTGACTGGCATAGTTCATAAGATTTGCCCTGATGGAGTTGATTCAGGAATGCTCGGAGTTACTAGATATGTTAGATTGCCTGAAGGATATAACACGAAAAAAAGCAAAGTCGCTCTGAATGGAGGAAAGATTTTCAAATGCAGGATGATTCTTTGGCAGCCGCAAATCAAGGTTAGCATCAATGATCTTGCAGATTCTTTTGAAGTTGACCTTACTAAGTCTTGCAAATGTACTAACTCAAGTGAGTATGATTTCCTTGAAGATCATTTCGCTGAAAGACATCCTGCATGGAATTTGCTTGAAATCAAAAATATTCTTGATGAAGGTCATTACGATGTCAGGTGCCCTTGGGCTAACGAACATACTGATCCATCAGATGATAGAGCAACTATCTTTTTACTTGCTGATGGATACATGAGTTTCAAGTGTCACCATGGTCACTGTACAAACAAAACTGGTAAGGATTTGCTGAAGTACTTACAAAAGCATATTGCAGATTTTGATGAACTTTATCTCGAATATAAGAAAGAACTATCAAGACTTAATCCAACTAAACCATGCCCAATTATTTTTAATAGGTAGGAAGATGAAAAAATTAACTGCATTAGATTTACAAAATGTTTTAGATGAATGTGCTGAAAAGAAGTTCAAAACTCATGGCGATTGGCTTGCTGGAATGGTGAACAGATTGAATTCAGCATTAACAGACAATCCTGAGTTCTTGACAAATCTGGGAAACTCTTTACACAGGAAAAAAGATCCATTCAAATTACCTCCAATTAATACAACGATTACAACTGGCAATGTTGTTGAACCTGAAGTTCCTTGTATCAGTTGAAGCGATTAATTGCATCTGGATGATGCATTTCTTAAAGGAGCAAATTATGAAAACTCCAGAACAAAAAGCAAGAGACTTATTAGAACGAATGGAAGTTCCTAATGCACAAGATTATACTGCTGGAGAGTTAGTTGAACTTGCTAATTTATTTATAAAAGATCAATTTTGCAAGTATTGTAAGTATTGGGATTTATCTTCTTATGAATGTGATTTTCCAATAAATAGAATGAATGATGATAGAAATCCAATCTATCGAGTTGTTCGTCGATGTGGCCCTGAATTTGGATGCATTTCATTTGAGTATGGAAATAAATTATTACGAGGATAAAATGAACAAAATGGTTTTCTCTTTTGCAATTTTTATTTTTTCAGTCTGGGCTATTTGTTTGTTTATTTTAATTAATTAGGATTAACAATATGGAAGAATATCAAAGACGTGTAGTAGAAGAAGCAGATACATTAGATGTTAAGATAGCTAAGCTAGAAACTTTTCTTGAAAATCCACCTATCAATATTAATATTCCTGAACTTAGTAGACTAAAACGTCAAGCAGATGCAATGAGACTTTATAGTTATATTCTGCATAATCGAATTAAACACTTTACCTAAGAGAAGATTATGAAACAATATTTAAATTTAGTTGATAGATTATTAACTGAAGGCAAGTGGATTACTAACAAGAGAACTGGAAAACGTTGCTTAACTATTATCAATGCAGATCTTGAATATGATGTTAGTGATGGAACTTTACCAGTACTTACGACTAAGCAAATGGCATGGAAACCTGCAATAGCTGAAATGCTAGGATACTTACGAGGCTATACTTCAGCAGCAGATTTCAGAGACATAGGATGCAACACTTGGAATGCAAATGCAAACGAAAATCAAGACTGGCTGAACAATCCTTTCCGCAAAGGTGAGGATGATATGGGCAGATGTTATGGAGCACAGGGAAGAGATTGGAAAAATCCAGAAGGTCGATCAGTTGATCAGCTTTATAATCTTTACCTGCACTTGAAGAATGGCATTGATAATCGTTCAGAGATTATGACTTTTTTGAATCCTGGAGAACGTGACAGAGCGTGCTTGAACTCCTGTATGCACACACATACATTCTCTATTTTGGAGGATAAACTTTACCTAACCTCATATCAACGAAGCTGTGATGTTCCGCTTGGTGTACCATTCAACATGATTCAAGTTGCCTGGCTTTTAATGATCATGGCACAAATAACTAAACTCAAACCAGCAATTTGTTATCACAAGCTAGTCAATGTGCATGTGTATGAAGATCAATTAGAAACATTAGTAAAACAATTAACAAGAGGTCCATTTCCACTACCAAAGCTCAAGATCAATCCAAACATAAGAACCTTGAACGATCTTGAGACTTGTGTAACATTAGATGATTTTGAATTAATTAACTATCAACATCATCCAAAGATTAACTTTCCTTTCAGTGTTTAAAGGAGAAACTTACTTATGAGTAAAATTATACTTATTGCTCTTGGAATAGTAATTGTTGTTTCTATTGCTCAGTTAAATATTTATCTTATTACTAAAAAAGAAGTCACTAAACCAACCACAATTCAAGCACAGAAATTTCGTTTCGGAGAACAATGCTCTGATGGACTTAGAGTTGAATATGTATCAACTATTAGATTACCTAAATCAGTAATTTGCCAAAAAGAAGTTGGAGAATAAAAAATAGGATGCAGATTGCTCCACATCCTATTTCTTGTTAGTTCATTGTGTCTGAAATTTCTTGATACTTCTTCAGGATTTGTTCTCGCTGAGACTTCAGTTGTCCAAGTCTAGTCTGAACATTTTCTGTTGAAGGTAATTTTTCCAACTTGTTTATCACTGCTTTATTTCTATTCAATGCTGCTTGAAAATTCTCCTGAAGTTTCATCTGCTTGAAACGATCTAAGTTTGCTTCGATGAAAACTCTTTTATCAGTAGAATTTTCAAGCTGCCTCTTGAACATCGCAGCATCTTTAGTTGCTTTTGAGAAATCTTGTTCAGCAAGAGATTTCTTATTCTCTTCACCTCGACCATAGTGCCAATAAAGTAACTTCCCAACTCCAGGAATAGAATCAATTATTCTTGCATGGTCAAACCTGCTTACATCTCCTGCAACATAATTATCATAGCCTTCTGCTAAGTCTTTACTTGCCGAATTAATGAACTTCATCGGAGGTAAAACCTGTTGCAGCATGGCTGATCCAAAGCCTTCCTTAGATACCTGCATTCTGGTAAATCTAGAAGCTCCTCCCATCGTTAGCAAGTTCTCAATTACGTTATCAGAGAACCGTGATTCTTTGCCCAGCATCCAATCTTTCAGTTCATCTGCTCCAGCATTAGCAAGTGTAAGCAAAGCTAACAGTTGAACTAAGTTCGTCAGTCCTTGAATTCGCTGCTGTGGATTGTCTGATTTTAGGTTTTGTGCAACTTCTCTTCTGAATACGTCTAACTGCTTCAGCGAATAGGTCTTAAGCATGTAAAATACTCGACCATTCCCTGCCTTGAGATAAACTTCAGACATTTCTGACAATGCTGCAGGTTGAAAATCAAGTACTCTAGAATAAAGAAGCATCTTCACATTATCAGATGGAACGTCAGCTAAAATCTCCTGAACTACATCAAGGGATTTGTCTTTAAAGATTGGCTTGATTTTCTTTGCAAGCGCTTCAGGATCAGCCTTAGCTTCTCTGCGATACTGATCAAGTGCATTGTTGATCAAGACTTCTTTACCTATAGAATCAATCCTTTCAAGCTGAACTATTTTAAATGCTTTACTTACTGCACGACCAAGTGTAGTTCCATCAGCAAACTCTTGTGCTATGCGCTCAAATCCTAAATCTTCTTTAGTTACTTCAGACTTACCAAATTTATCTTTAGTTGCATCAAACGATCCTGAAATTGCTTTAACGAGATTCTTTCCAGTACCAAGTAAACCGCTTGGAGTCCACACCTTACCAACATACATCGCCCAGGCTAAGTCACCAATCTGAGTAATGGCTGATGAGAAGTTTGCCATAACATCAATGTAAGCAAAGTTTTTATAAGCATTAACTACACCAGTAGTTCCATGCTCATTGAATCTAGCTGCAAGAATGTCTTTAACAGTCTTTTCATCTTTCGGTGCAACTCTTCCAGCCAATCTCATTTCATCAATATAAGTTCCAATATTTTCAGTATAATCATTCTGATGCTTATACACATTTAAGCTTTCTTCAATCCTTGCCATATCTTCATTCAAAGCTCTGATCCTTTCCTGATACTCGGCAAAGGCTTCAGGATTCTCTGCTTGAGCTATTTCGGCAAGTTGAGTAAGTTTTATTACTTCGTTATTCTTCCTGTTTCTTGATGATTTAAGATCACTGATTCTTGCAGGAACTTTACCAAAGAATCTTCTAGCCTCAATCTTCTTAGTCATACTATAAACATATTGCATCAAGGCTGCGTCAGCGTCCATATAGAACTTAGCATACTCTTTTGGAATAGATTCGAACACCCTAGCTTTAATATTACCTGGCCCACCAATTCCATAATGCTTACCAAGGATCATGTTGCTAATTATATCCGCTTTAAGTTCAGGATATTCGCGCTCGAATTGTGTTTGAGTTATTCCGAGCTCCTTTGCTTTTGCCCTGAACGCTTCAGTAAATTCAGCACGTTGAGAAATTCCTTGCGTTGCTTGCAGAAATCCTTCTTGATCTTTGATTACACGTGGCCAGTATTCTTCAATGAAGCCTACATCATATCCAACTGCTTTTGCATCCTCTCTAATTTGATTCATCTTCTCTCGTAAGAGTTCTAACTGATTTCCGAGACCATACTTATCAGAGATTCGTTTGATCTTTCCATCATCTGAGTTAAGTCTTGCCCAGTTCCATTCACTCTTATCTTCAGGTGACATTTGCTTAGTCACATCAAGTAATGGCTTTGCAGTCTTGAGAACATCAATGATCTTTTGACTAGTTTTAAAATCAAGCCACTTGATATGTTCTGCAAGTTCAGGATCAACATTTCTAAGTCTGGTTGATATCGAGCCAAGTGCTTTATCAGCAAGTAACTTGATCTCATGATATTTCATTCGACCTTGCTGAACAAGACCACTAAGCAAGTTACTCTTTTCTGCATAGACTGCATCATATTCAGATTGTGGTAATCTTTGCTCTACTTCAAGAGATTCGTAATTTGTCTGATCAGTCTGATTGACTTGTTCTTGCTGAGCCAATTTTGCTATGATGCTCAGTGCTTCTTCGAAGGCATTCTTATTCGTATCTTTAATTCCAAGTGCTTTTAAAATAATTTCAACAAAAGCATCCCAAGCATTTCGTAATGCACCTTTATCAGCAATAGTCGTAGCTTTCAAAAGTTCTTGAAATGCAGAACTTCCCATTGCTTGAGCAAGGAACTCATTTTCATTCAGCAGACCATATGCAGTATTATCAAATCTGAACTTACCAACAAGGTTTTCCTTATAGCCCAAACTTGTTCTTTCAGATTCAAGTAAACTCATCTGAGCAGGAGTAATGATACCTTCCTTTATGGCCTTTGCTTTTACTCTGGCCATTAGAAGCTTAACTTGATTCCTGATTATTTGCTGACTATCTTTATCTACTCCTTTTGAAAGAAGATCTTTCTCTTGCTGAATCATCTCACGTGCAGTAACAGCATGAGTAAGTTCGTGCAACGAAGTACTTAACTGTGACGGATCGCGCAGCGTTATTGTATTTACTTGTCCTCCTACATACTGAGCACTTTTAACTGATGGATCAATTATTACTTTGATGTTCAGCTTAGATTCAGGTATAAAATCTGCAATGAATTTTGCAAGCTGACCTGTAAGTCCTTCAGCGGATTTAACTGCTTCAAGAATGTTGCCTAAAGATGTTTCTTGCTTTGCAATCTTTGATGGATTATAAGTTTCTCCATTCGTGAGTTCAAACATAGGCATACCATCACGAAGAGCTTTAGCTTTCATGCGCTCAGTGATTGGTAAAGATAAAACAGATTCATAACCAAAATCTTCATCTAATTGTTCTTGAAGTTCTTCTCGTCTAGTATGTTCTCTTGGAGTAAGATTCTGATAGTTATTATTTAATCTTTCTAGTTCTTCATTTACAGGCCTTCTACCAGTATCTATATCAATTTGTGCAACCTTAGCATTTCCCCACTTACCTCGATTGAACTCACTATTCATCATTCTTGGTAAATCAATAAGATATCTTTCAATAATAGAAGAAACATTTTTCTGTCCATCATAGATAAAATAAGATTTACCTTTATCAGTTTCTCTTATTTCAACTTCCCCCCAACCTTCAATTTGTGCTATTTGTTCTACAGTACTTGGCCAAGCAATCTTATCAAATCCATTCTCAGCAGCATATCGAATCATTCGCTTCATTGCAAGCATCGGCCATGTTTTCTTGAATGGAGCGTCTGGAACAGCATTACTATCAGTAATTTCTCCTTGAACTATTCCATAATATATATCCTGATCTTCTTTTGAAACACCAAAATCTATTAAATCTTTATTTTCTACTTCTGGATAACCCATAATGACTGCTTCAAAATCAATATTTGGGTATTTACTTTCTATGCGCTTTATTTCAGATGCTGTAGTAGATTGATTTGAGTTTTGATATCCCTGCTTTCTACCTGCTTGATGCCAATCGCTTTGAACCTCTTCAAGGAAAAGAACTTTATTTCCTTCTGAATCAGTTCGTTCGTTGAATCGGATATGGGCTAAAATGTTTGGTTCGTCAAAATGGCTTGATTGGTATTGAATCTTATCAGAAGCAACTCCTTTACTATTCCACTGACCTTGCATACCTCCATCAACCCATTCTTGATAGGTTTGTGGTTTTGCATTATTAGGTATAGTTAATAAGATTTCTTTATAATTCTTTCCTCCAGGAAGTTGGTATTGAGCATATTTAGTTTCTTGAGGTAAATCTGTATTATCAGGATTATCTAAAATATTTTGAACATTATTAGGAAGTAAAGTACCAGGTTCAACATATTTATCATTAACAATATCTTTTAATAAAAATTCTCCGTCCTGAAAAACTTTATCAGGAACATATTCATATCCTAATGGAATTAATCTTTTATTTACACTAGTTATATAATCATCTATAGGATTTCCTTTAACAACTTCTTCCAGTTGAACATTATTCTCCTGAATAAAGTTCATCAGAGAATCTTTACTTACTTTCCCTTGCTGCTTATCAAGCCATTCATTTAATCCAATCCAATCAAGTTCTTCTGGTTTAACTCCAGGATAACCTTGCCAAACTTCATTACCATTCTTATCTTTAACATACCTGCCAATCATTCCTTTCCATTGATCAGGAGTTGCTTGCTTCTGCTGAAATCCTTTCACAGCATTTTCAAGTGCAGAATACCATTGATTTGCAGGATCTTCATCAAGTGATTGATAAATATCAAACTGTTCAACTGAAGTTCGAATTGCTGCATTATCTTTTTCAAGTGCATCAATTTTATTCAGTACAGCTATTCTTTCATCTCGATCAACAGATTTGTTCCATTGTTCAGTCAGCTTGGCAATTTCAAAGTTGTTCTTATCTACAAGAATTTGTTGTTGGTCGGTCAAAGGAACTTGACGTTCATCTGTGAACGGACTTGTCTGGCCTTTGCCCATACCTGCACGTTCAAATGCCTTTGCAGATTCTTCAGCAGAATTTCTAGTAGCTTCATTAAAAGCATCAATGTTAAACGGACGTTTCTCTTGAGCAAAAAGATCAGTATAAGCCTTTTCAGCCTCAGCCTGTGATCGCTCAGTTTCTATTCGTTCAAGTTCAGCAGCATTACCTTCAAAAACTTGTGCTGATTCTTGGGCGTTTTTAACTCCAGGTTGCTCAAACATTTGATTGTAAAGTTTCTGCCTTACTTGCGGATCAGATTCTTTAACAATCGCATCCATAGTTCTTTGTAAACTATTTTTTACTATTCGATTATCCTGTGCTGGATCTTGTTGATTAAATACCTCAGCAGACTCTTGAGCATTTTTAACTAATGGACGATTGAACAATTTACTATACATCTGCTGACGAATTGCTGGATTACTTTCTTGCAACAATGATTGAAGGACTTTATCTACCTCATCACGACGTAACTGTGCAAGTTCTTCAGGAGTTTGTGCATTAAAGATTTGTGCTGATACAGAAGCATCTTTAACACCAGGCTGAATAAACATTTGCTCATAAAGTTTCTGCCTAATTACTGGATCAGATTCCTTAGAAAGCATATCTACAATCTGCTGAATATCAGGCTTTTGTGATGCTTGTTTTTGCCTAGCATTCACTGATCTATCAACATACTCATTCCATCGCATTTCACCAATATTATTCTTGATGTAATCAGTGTACTCTGCAATCTTTGAAGTATTCTTTTCCTGAGCAACTTTTTCAATCAGCTGATCAAGAGCTTGTTGACGATCTTCTGATTTGATGTTATTTATTTGACTAACATAATCAACAATATTTTTTGAACTTAATTCTTCTTGAAATACAGCAGCAGATTCGGAAGCATCTTTTTCAGTTCCAACTTTAGCACCAACATTTACAGTCCCAAACATATCGTCATAAATCTTTTGACGCTCTTCACGAGTTGTGTATGGTGCAAATGTTTGATTATTAACTTGTTCTTTTTGTTGATCAAGGAGTTTATTCTTTTCTTTACGAAGAGTAAAAACTCTATCAGCCATTTGTTTTTTCTTTTCAGGATCAGCTTCTTTAGAGTATAGATTACTAAAGATTGATTCTATTTTATCAATGCTGGTAAGTCTTTCATTTATCTTTTGTGCTTCTGCAATGACTTTTTGTTTATCAGATTCTTTCTGAGATGCAAATTTAGTCTCAACATCCTTTATTGCTTTTTCTTCAGGAGATAGTTGTTCATATTCTTTTTTAGTTAATTCTTCTTTAGCTTTTACTCCTGCATTAACTTTATCAAGCAAAGCCTGATTAGTTTTATTATCATAAATAATCTTTGAGATTAATTCTTTCGGATCAACATTTAATTCAGTTGCTTTAGCTTCAAGTTTATTAACATCACTCAGCAACTCTTGATTTGCTTTCAGTTCATCAGCGAGTTTCTTAGTTCCAGCTGCGAATTGATCTTTATCAAGGGCAAGAATATTTGCTGCACGATTATCAAGTGCAATTTCTTCATCTGTTTTTAGTTTTGTATCTTTTGCTTGACCAGAAAATACTGCATTAACTCCAGCACCAGCTCCGCCTCCTACTGCACCAGCAGCCATGCTTTCAACAATTCGTTCGATGTTACCAGCAGTTAAAAGTTTCTCATCAGTATTAACTACAGTATTAAGAATACTAAGAAATTCTTGACTACCTTCCTGCATTGCTTCTTGAGGAATATTTGTTAGAAGTTCTTTAGCTGATTTCTTTATAGTTCCAGCAGCACCTTTACCAACTGAATCAATAAAAGTATCGACTAGCTTACTGTTACCACCAGCAAATTCAAGTGCTGTTGCTAAAGCACCAAAAGCTGCTGCAGTTCCAGGAGCATCAACTCCATGCTCAGCAAGCAATTCTCCATACATGCCACCAGATTCCATAGGCATTACAGCAGTGCCCATACCAACTTTAGCACCAAGTTTTTTCAGTGCTTGGTTAGCAACTTGTTTTTGAACTAAGTCACTTGCACCTTGTTTGATCGCTTGTTCAGTAGCTTTTTCAATTCCTTTTCTAAGAATTGTTCTACCAGCTAATGCACCAACAGCAGTACCTGGGCCAGGAGCTGCAGCAGATCCTATTGCTGCACCTACACCAGCTTCAACCATACTTGGAACTAACTCACCAAGAGTTCCTTGAACCCAGTCAACAGTTCCACCTATTCCTGCTTCACCAGTATAAACATCTTTGAATGTATGCTTAGCAGGATATTGCTTTGCCTCTTCAATATTCCGCTTATACCCCTCCATGCCAATATCTTGTAGAGTCTGTCCTACAGATTCAGCACCAAGTTTTTTCAATCCTGATCCTGCGAGCGCTCCAGCACCATAAAGACTTGCTTGCAGATTTTGTAATCCACGCTGCATACCAGGAACAAAATCAGAATCAGAAGATACAACTTTTACATTTTCTGCTTGAGTATCATCAAATAAATCTTTTACTATTGGCGATTTAGTTCCTTGTGTTTCATCAAAAAGGTCAGCCATTTTTTTACACCTATAAAACTATTATTATTTAACTAATATAAAATAAATTAATATTATTAGAATTAATATTAATATGGAAGTTTTCCAAATCTTTTAATATAAGCAGAAACATATTCAGGATTATTTCTATTTTTTATCATAAGTGCTTTAGAAGATTCAGATGGAGTTTCAAATGCTTGTTGCTTTTGAGTACCATCAACATATCCTGTATTTTCTTTATTAGGAATAGCAATTCTTTGTGTTTCATTTCCAAGAAAATCTTTATCAGTAAGTATTTTTGGTTCAAAGTCTTTTTCTTTAAGTGGAGGATTTTTCAAAATCTGTCCTTGAATGTCTCGCAGCTTATTTCCAGAAATAACGTCACTTTCAGCTATACGATTTTTATCTCTGGCTATGTCAATGTTTGGATCTTTGAAAGCAAGTTTTGCAAGATTCTGTTGTAGATTCAATTTTGCATTTTTTCCACCAATTGGAAGCATTACTTCTGACCAAGGTTTAGCAGGAGCACCTCCAGGATAATTTCTTTCATCAAATTGTTGCTTCTGCAATGCTCGTGCATCCTGACCAGTCAAGACATTATTTCTCAAAGCATCTTGATCACCTTGATTTCCTGAAGGAATTATCCTTGTTCCATCAGGTTTATATCCAGCCATTATACCTAAATCTCTCAATGGTTTAGGTTCTCCATTAATACTTCCATCAGCAGAAATAGAGAATGTTTTTCCTGTACTTTCATCTTTAAGAAAATTACTTGTCGGCGAGTTCGTACTAATATTTGGGCCTTGTGTCCTCATACTTTGTAAATTTGATCCATATGCAGTAGTATTAGGTGTAGATAATTCTTTTGTTGGATTATTTCCATTATATCCAGCAGAAATATCACTACCAACTTTATTAAAAGCATCACCTACTCCAGAAACGCCTGAAGATACTATATCTTTAAGACCTTTAGCAGCAGTACCAAGCACAAATCCAGCACTTGGAGCATTTTTATCTATTGGGGCATTAATAGAATCTGCAATTGAATCTCCAGTTGTATCATTTATATTATTATAAGAATTATTTTGATTAATAGTTTCTAAAACTCGTGAAGAATTTAACTGATTTTTCTTTTTTTCTTCATCGTCCATAACTGCTTGTAATCTATCAATTGCCATTTTTAGTCCTCAAAGATTAATGTTTCATACCAGGCCGATATCTAAAAGTTGATCGCCATTGTCTTCTATTAAAATACCATCTCGTATCAGTGCGGTGATAATGTAATCCGTTTTATCTTCATTTGCTTCCGTCAGGCCATGGTAAATTGCTGACTCATTCGGGTTGTTTGACTTCACAGCGACGACAAGCCCTTGACTGCCTGTGCTCCATCTATCATCGAGAATGACAATTGAGAAGATATCTGATGCTATGAATGTTGCAGCGCAGTCTTTTATCTTACAAATGTCGTTTGTCTCTACTTCTGTTTCTGGTGTTACAGTAGGCCCATACCAATAATTTGTTGGTACTGCCGGAAGAGTCAGTTCTGGTAGAGAAAAAGGATAATAATTTAGGCATGAAAACCAGTTTGCCGGGTCTTCTATAAAATAATCTCTAGGGTATTCGACTCCAGATAATGCAGTAAAAGTGTCATTATAGTCAAGTGGTGCATCGTCATTCCAGTTGCTCAGTGTTGTGCTTAAACTTGTTACATCCAGCCCACTTTCTGGACCCTCTACCCTGCGATATACTTGAATACCTTCATCAACTATTTTAGTAGTAGATTCAAGTAATGTCGTGTTTTGCAAAGGCATTGTAACAGTATATTTGCTGCCGAAAGTTCCGCTAACATATCCCTGCATTGAGCGAGATGCACCCGCTTCATAGGTTTGATTATTACATCCTCCAAATTGTTCTTTGCAGCCATGCACAGCCCCCCAAATGCCCTCAACTACTTGGCCATTCTCTTCCCCCTGAACAACAACAGCCCACCCGACGACTTCCATACCGTCTATGGACATTTCAATTATATTTTCCGACCATGCTCCGTAGGTTTCATAATATGACCAGTAGTCTTCAAGTATTTCGTATACACTGAGTTCACAGGGGTCTCTCCCTGGGCATGACGTTGTTGTATAATAGTTAAAGCCCTCAGTTAATGGAATATCTTCATCTCCACCTCCACTTGAGTATGTTACGCTTGCAGATGGATAAATATCATATCCTGTAGCAATACAGGCGTTTGTCTCCATTATTTCTATTGACTCGCAATTTGTCAGCAAAAATGATGGATCAAGTATTGCAGTAAATTCAATAGGCGTTGAATATAATGGTATATTCATTTTAACCGCTGTTCTTGAAAGAGCTGTTATATCTGAAAGTATTCCTATTGGCTCTTTTATTGTGTCTGATCCGGTTGTTGTAACGCTATACCAAGAAGAAGAATCTCCAGTTAAAGAAAATGAAGTGTCAAAGGTCTTTTCCCATCTCCCGTCTTGGCTATCAATGCCGACAATCACCCCAGACATTGAACCAGTGGCTAATGTATGTGGTGGTGTTAATGGAGGAGGTGCCCACCATTCTTGAAGAACGTGATACCATGCCATTGTTCGGCTTTCGATATCGACAAAGAATCTATTCTGTGGGCATTTTGAAATATCGTAACCGTCAATCTCTCCGCCTGTAGGAGGTAATATCTCCGGTAGATAGATTATATTGTCACCAGTTGTAAGGTAGTTATACCCTGCAACAAACCTATCAGTTTTTAAAACTCCTTCAACAGTCTGCGACATATCAAAAGATCGCACATAACTGTGAAACATGTAATCTGGCAGGTTCACGCATTCAAAGAACGTGCTATCCGTAACATCCCTGGCTATTGTCTTTTCAAGTATATTGCCATACTCACTTTCAAGTTCTTCTCCGGGAGTATAGAAGCCGATTTTATCCGATCCTGCGGCAAGCGGAAAAGCATTGAAATCTATCCAGTAATAACGTGTGTCATCGCTGGTAACATGGCCGAACTCGTCTATTGTAATATCAGTTGCAGGGTTGCCAACTCTGACAAAAAAGCGATTATCAACCTCGGTTTCAATATTGATGATTTCAGGAGCTATTTGCTCTACTGGTTTTGCTGGTTCTTCAGCTATTTCTCTTTTTGGAATATGAATGTGAACTTCATGGCAACCATAGATTGCCTCGCAATGCACTGTCCCACCGAGAACGTTGATCTTTCTCGACTTTCCAGACTTGTGACCACCAAGGCGAAGATCGTCCTTAAACTTACTTAAAAGCCGCTTCCCTGCGTGAATAAGTTCCCGGCCCTTAGATTCATCTCCGGTAAATATAAATCTATCTGGAATCATTCTTGATACACATATTGATGTACTGTAGAATCAGTAGTAGTTTCAGATGTACTTGTAGTTTCATTAGTGCTTATACTTTCAGTAAGGCTAGCACTCCAACCAATACTCTTAGATTCACTCCCTGAATATGAATTTGAAAGCGTCCAGTTCATTGCACCAATAGTTGATGCAAGCCCTTGAGAAAGTACATTACTTACATTAATACCTATATTTGATAATAATTTTGTTCTCTCTACATATGCTGTAAGATTGACATTTTCAATTGCAATTTCTTTATCAATCTGCTTAGAAAGTGCTTCATGATGAATTTTAACTTCTTCAACTAAAGCAAGATATTCACTTTTAACTGCTTCAACCTCTACAGCATAAGTCTCAATCTCACCTTTTCTAGCATCAACAAGACCTCTGTTCTTTTCTGTTATCGCCCTAATTTTTGCTTCAAGTACTTGAGCTTTTCCTAGAAACTTATCAGTTTCACTTTTGTTTGCTGCACTAATTGCATCTACTTTTATTTTAAATGATTCAAGTCGAATCTTCTCACCTTCATATTTTCCAAGAAATAATTTAATATTCTCAGAAAAGAATTTCCAAACATATTCTTTTGCAGCTTGTGCAGCAGCTAGACTACGAGTTTGAACTTTATCAAAAAAGTCACGCAACATCTTTTCAGCATCAAGCGCAGTGCCGACAAAGAATTTTTCACGGTCGTTAGCAATATCAAAACTCTTTGCTGTAATATTATTCAACGCATCTTGATCTTTACTTAATACTTCATTTTGAAATTCAGAAATAAAAGCAGAAATATGTCCGCCAGGCATATTAAAACCTGCTGCACCAACAGCAGCTAATCCAGACAAGTATTCTCGTTCTTGATTTCTTCGCCTAGTTTCTTGTTCCATTGCAACAAGCGCCGACTGTGCATCTTCACTCAAACCATAATTACCAGATATCATATGAGTTTGAACTAATGAAAAAAGACTCTGCCAGTTTTCTGAGGTGTATTCCCCTTCAACCCAAGTAAATCCTTCATCTACTTCATTTGGCGGTGTTGGTACTACAATATTAAAATCAAGGTTTCCATAATCATAATTTATAGGTTCTGGTATGTATCCATCAGGATAAGCAGAATCAAGCACTAACTTTGCAAAATCTGGCCTTTCTGGAAATTGTGGTCCATCTATTGTCATAAACTCTGTATCAATATCTTCAAGTTTTGACTGATATTCACCGACAACTTCAGCTAAATTTAATAAACTAGTATTAAGTTGTGCGTAAATACTATCAACCATAGTCCATGTCTTCTGAACATTAGATTCTATAGTTGCACTCATATCATCAAGCGATATTTGACTTGATGGTACTTTGACTATTTCTCCAAGACTATCAGCCATAATTTCTCCTTATACTCCTAAACCACGAACAACAAATAAACCATGTAAACTATGAATACGAAATAAACTTGCAGAAGAAATTCTTATTGTATGATATGTACCACTCATATTTTCACGCTGAATAGTAAAATTTATTTTCTTCAATCCAGCACCAACAACTGAAACAGTTTTAGATATCCATGCACCATCTTCTGGTTTTACTTCAACAGTAAAATTAGTATCTGCATATACATCAACTTTCATATACATTTTTCTAATTCTTTTCTTATTCTTTGAACCATAATCAGATGTTGCAAGAGTAAAAGAATGAGATAATGCACTTCCATTATTAGTACTTCCATAATTAAGTAAGAAAATTCCAGAACTATTCATACCATACTGAAATGTTCCACAATTTACCATTCCAGCAAAAGCAAAAGATAGTTCTGTTAAAGCTTTCCTACCTATCTCACCAACTGTTGTCTGTACTGCAATACTCATACCCACCTCGAAGAACTATGCGACGGCAAAGCGCATGAATGATCACGGATTAAAGCCGTTCGCCATGACATGCCGCTAACTATTCCAGAATATGAAATTATGCCTGTTGCCATTATATTCCCCGGTGTTCTCGCCGTTACTTCACCTCCGTATGATATTTGACCAACAGCCGAAACGGAGTGGCTCATCGCAGTTGCCTGGCCTGAATAACTAATCGAACCAACTACGCTTGCAGATTGCAGAGAAGAAGCCGCAACGCTCCCGCCATAAGCGATAACACCAGATATCGCTATGTCGCCTTGCTGGTAAGCTGATACTGTGCCAGAATATGATATTACTCCTTGGGCCGTATTCGCGTCATACGATTGCGCCGTGACAGTCCCTGCATAACTGATCGTGCCGACAACAGCCGCATAGTTTTCAGTATTCGCCGTTACTGTGCCGCCATAAGAAATAGAACCTGATATCTCGGCTCGATGAATAACGGCACCAGTTACAGTACCCGCAAAAGTGATTGCTCCGACAACAGAACCATCAGCGTAATAATACGAGTCTTCAAGGTAATCATTCTGCCCACCTGTGAAATCAGCGACATAAACAGCCGTAGAAATTGCCGTTGTATATCCACCAATCAAATAAACCTTGCTACTGGTAACTATTGGTTGTGCGAGCCTGAACGCTGCCGACATGACCGTTCCTGTCGTCCATGTCCCAACGGTTCCATCCTCGTTAATAGGCGCTGTATAAACTGTCGTAGAAACTACGTTGTTTGTCTCACCACCAAGGAGAAAAACGCGGCCACGAGTAACAACAGCATGTGAAGACGCTTTTACTCCAGGAAGGCTAGTGCCTGTGGCCCACGTCCCAATAGTTCCGTCATCATTAATTGGAGCAGTATAAACCGTATCAAGTGCCGTTCCTGCTGAGTTCTGCCCTCCAAAAAGATAAACTCTATTTGAAGTAGTTATCGCTGCGCCAGGAATCAATGCTGCTGGAAGACTCGTTGCCGTAGTCCATGCTTCTAACGTTCCATCATCATTAATTTCTGCTGTGTAGACAACATCAACATATGAAGTGCCAACATATCCACCTAAGATATACGCTCTGTTCTTGGTCACAACCGCCTGTGAAAGACGAACTGCTGCTGGCAAACTTCCTCCGGTTGTCCATGCTCCAAGGGTACCATCGGTGTTTATTGGCGCAGTGTAAACCGTTGCAATTGTTGTGGCAGAATTGTTTAATCCTCCTAAAAGATGAACCCTGTTTTTTGTAACAATGAGGGACGATGAATACAATTCACCAGGGATTGAAGTCCCAGCAACCCAAGTACCAAGAGTACCATCTGAATTGATCGGTGCAGTGTGAACGGTTTTTGTAACTCCACTGACACCATATCCACCAATTAGATATACTCTGTTTTGCGTTGCAAGAGCAGTTGCCCCATACTTAGCCTCTGGAATAGCAGTACCACTTGCCCACCCAGTAACATCAGATATTGACGATGTGTTAAAGTGGTATTGCTGCGCCCATGGCCTGGCACTGGAAAAAATTATCCCCATTTATGCACCAGTAGCAGTAAATGAAATAGAAGTAATTTCAGATGGTACAGAAGCAACAATAGTTTTACCGGTGCTAATATTAACATCACCACCAGAAACTTCGACAACACCATCCATACGAATTGCAGATGTACTTGATCCAGTTGTCTTAGCATTAGCATACCACCGCACATAGCCAAGAGTACCATTCTCAAGTCCAAGGCCACGAATAACTTCAGCAATACCTGTAGATGGATCAACTGCAATCTGAGCTGTTGCCGCAGAAATATTACTTAAATTTATTCCATTCGCAGAAGCCCCACCAACAAAAGCATTTCCATTTTTTGTAAACTCAATTAATTTTGTTCCTGATTCCGCCGCATCTGCTCCAGTTGATGGTCTAACTCCACTATAGCCAACTATAGTTCCATTCTTTAAAATCTGTGTTAATGCACCAGAAGTTATTTCAGCAACAGCAACAGCAGTTCCAGCAGACATTGCTGCAAAAGTTCCAGCAGCTACCTCTAGCTTAGCATTTGTTTTTGTAAGAACCTTTGCCAAAATATTATGATTAGTTCCTCCAAGAATAAGAACAAAATCATCCACAGCAAAACTACCAAATCCACTACCTGAATCATTAATTGTATCAGTCGATCCAGTCCCATCACCATCACCAAATGAAATAGTAGTTGCAATGATGTAAGTTCCAGCAGCAGGTTGTTGGGCAAGTAATGCTTTCTGTAATCCAGTTGATAAATTCCAGCTCATTTTTTATACTCCACTTAAAATTATAGTCGTTTCATCAACGATCATGATTGATCCGGCTGAACAACCGGACGGTAAAGCAACTTTCTTATCAATTAAATTTACACACGATCCATCTTGTAATCCAACAACTGGACCATTTTTAGTTCCAAACAATACAGCAGGGGATGATGTCTCAAAACCAAACTGTGAAGGATCAATAATACCTGGATAGCGTTGAAACTCAATAGCTGGATAAGATAAAACTTTTTTAGCATCCCACTTATTTGGATCACGACCATCAAGGAACCAAATACTTTTTTCATCTGAAACAAAAACACCAGTATTAACTGTACAAATCATTAATATCCTAGATTCCATCTGGCGCCAGTTTCTATTGGCATCCATAATTCCCCATAAGCCTTGCTCAGTAAAACGAATCTCATCATCATAAGATATAATAAATCTACCACTTAGCATATCTAAATGATTTCCAGCAGTGACAACGATGAATGGCGCATGCGTATTTCTAGGCCAAACACTTGCTGGCCAAGCATTTGATTTCTGCCCATCAAGAAAACCAAATTCAAAACCATTCATATAATAAACATTTCCACCAACAGTACAAAAATCCATCTTAGCATTTACTGTAAGTCCAGATCGCATACCAGTTAATGATAAAGCACCAGATGCATTAGGAATATATTTTTCAAGTAAGCTCATTGATGATGTAGAACTATTTCTTACTGCATAAAAGCTAGTTTCATCAAATGCAGGATATGCAGAAATAAAATTTCCAGCATATGCTAAAGAATTTCCTCGACTAGCAGCAAGTCCACCAGACTTATCAATTAACATATCAGTTGCAGCTTCAAGCTCAGTCATACCTTTTTCAGCATCAAAAGCAAGTCTAGCTGGATCAACTTTGTTATTAATTCCTGTACAATATGAATAAAGTAAGGTTTCCATATTTATTTAAGCATTAAGCCACGAGTATATGAAGGCATACTTAATTCAAAAGTTCTCATAGCCTCCAGAAAAAGATTCTTAAACTTATTTGTATTTACAGTTTCTCCCTCCATTCCATCTTCAATATGCTCATATGCTTTCCATGCAGCAAAATTTACCAATAACGATATTTGCAAATGTTCTGGAATTCCATCAGGGTGATCAGCATCAACAACCATATTTACAGGTTTTCTATAGTAATGCAACGTAACTGCTTCACTACTTGTTGGAATACCTTGATAATATAACTTTCTACCATGCTCAATAACTTCAGAGATTCTCCCTGCTTTATTCAATGCCGGATAAGTTTCTACAAATTCAATAAATGATTCAGCTATATCAATTTCACTTCCTGTTGAAGAAACAACAAACTGCAAATCTCTATGAAAATTAACTGGCATACTTACAAACGCAGCTGAAGTAGAAGTATTCACAGTATCTATTGCAAACAAATCAGGTAACGGTGGAGTTAAAACATTCGGCAGAGGATTCGAAATTCCATCTAACAATGATGGTATTCCTCCAGCAATTTCTAAAACTCCTTGATTAATAAAATCTCCATAAGAATCAGCAAAACTACTATCATCAACAAGAACATCAACTTTATCAATCAACTCTTCAAAAGTATATCCACCTGAAGTACTTGCAGTATCACCATAAAATATCTGTAAAGTATCTCCATCAGCCATAGATGATGTATCATAAGCTAATGTAAGAACTTGACCAACAAGTGTTCCAGTAGTTACTGAAGAAACTGAATTATAAATAGTAACTTCATCAGTGGCATTAATAATAACTTCAAGATTACTCTCAACTACAGTATCAGTAAAAGTTATTGTGCCTTCACTAGCATCAAATACATAATCAGTTCTAAGCATCAAGGCACCTCGAATTATAAATCATCTTGAGTTATTGGTGTAGTAATAAAATTATCAACTTGTTCAGGTCGATGCACAGGAACACTTTGTTTCTCACCTAATGGCTTAGGATCAGTATAATGTGGATGCTTTTCTTCCCAGCAAGTATCAGAACAAACAAACAACTTATCCCAAGTCATTCTACATTCAGAAGCATATCGCTCAAATCCACAAATATCACATACAACTAAATAATCACCTGGGCTGTAAGTCATTTTATTTATCCTTAATCAGCAGAAATAAATCTACGATAGTTGCTAATATATTCTTCTACCTTTCCAGCACCATATTCTGTATTATAATGATCTTTCCAATACTGTGCTTGAGCATTTAAAGTCATTGGAATAGGTTCTTTTACCCAAGCATAATATCGTAACCTGCATATAATATGCTGATAAGATAAGTTATTTTCTAACTGATAATTATCAGCTTTTCTCACACCAGTTATCATAGCTACAGCTACAGCCATTGCAGGTCGATAATCAAGATAATCTTTCCATAAACTTTGTTCAGTCAATGGTTCAATTTGATAAATTCCAGTCCCTGGCCCACCGCCAAGCTGCTTACGATATGTTCCGCAATGACTTTCTTGAGCACATGTACCAAGTAGCAATTCTTCAGCTTGCATAGTCCATAGACTTCCACCCATGAGTTGCAATGTTGATCGAATATGCATCCTCAAAACATTAGCATTCATTGGTTTTTTGTCCATTCTTAACTCTCCTTATACATTCTCGAATTGCACCAGCTCTAATCTTTGCATCTCCACCACGAAAAGTAACTATCTTACCAGACTCATCATAAAAAGGAACAGCATCTTCTTCAGCAAGAAATTCAGTCAGTATTTTTATTTCTGTGCTTTCGTATGTCTTCAATGCACTCTTCACAGTATCCATGACTCACCAATAAATAAGGACAGACTGGTAAAAATTCTTTATACTTTCCATTTTCATCCTTAAACTTCTTACACACACAACATTGTGTAAGCATAAACTTTGCACTACTCTTTGAGAAGTCCAACTTTCTTGCTCGTAGCAATTGTTAAATAAACATTGATCAAACCAAGTACACCTGCAACTAATTCAGCAATTTCTTTCAACGTCGCGTCATCAACAGGTAGATCAAATCCGCCGATTCTTAATATCCACAAAAGTCCACCAAGAACAACTACTACAAGATTTGCTGTAATTTGTTTATTTTTCCATCCAGCAGAATATTTTAACTCTTTCCCTGCATTTAATACTTCAAAAATATTCATATCAATCTAAGCCTCTTTAGTATAGATTTCAAAACTACTTTTATCGTATCTAACTTTATTGAAATAGAAATAATTATTGGTTTTTTCATATCAAGATGTTTTAATCTTAGCTAAAAATCCAGCACCTAACATTCCAAACAAGAAAGTTATCAACAAAACAAGTATAGTCTTAGCTATTATATTTCTACCACTTGTCAGTCCTTCATTCAAAGTTTTAAAAAACTTAACTGATTCATAAAAATCTTCTTCAGAAACATTAGTAAATCTACAAGCATGACCATGTGGTGATCTTCTTTCAAGTGCTAATAATAATTCCTCAATATCATCTTCAGTCAAGTTCCTATGTCTCCTAGGTTGTTCATAACTATGTATGTCATTCATATTACAATTCCTTTACAAGTATTAAACCTTCAACTTCACACCTATTTCCAAGCGAAGTCTCAACTTGAAAAGTTATTTTATATGGACTATTTTTGTTCGGTAGTCTGCACCACCATCGTTGCGGGTGATTGGTGAAGGGCTTATAATCATTCTGTCCCCTCCAGAGTTTCAATCGGTTCCTGATTGGTATAGTTCCGGTTGTATCCTCCGTCATACGTCCGAGTATAAGACGGGGTAAATGTCAGAGAGGTGGAAGCGTAGTCGGTTGCCGTGAGTTTGTTGCCCATGACAAAAGTGTTGCCATCCCCTTTTACGTAGGTCGACGCACGATCGCCGCTTGTTCCGTTACCTGAGCCATTCCAGTATATTCCGAAAGCCTGTAGGCCCAACTGAGCAAACGGGAGGGTTGCTTTCACGTAATCAAGGGAAGTGTCTGGCTTAACAAGCTGCTGCTGTCCTGCTGTTGAAAAGTATGAAGCCGTTACCCCGACTTGACAAGCGGCATTGTCGCCACATCCGGCCATACCTTCGGCGTAAGCAATTCTGGATAGTGAATTGCTTTCCATGATCTGCGTGTTGAGTTCACGTATGCTTTGATCAGCACACCCCTGCAATGCCAGCAGCGCCACGACGATCAGAGCGCCGCTAAACATCAACATGAAATCCTTGGTTCGTTTGGTCATTGTTCCTCCATGCTGCAAGATAATAGTTAAGTATCTTTCAAACTGCGTTTCCAAGATACCGATTGATCTTATCGGCCTTTGCGCTCATATCGGTCGAATAAAGGACTGCGCCTTTCGGCCCTGCGAAGAGTTTCTCATCGTCGGCAACCGTAGCCAGCGCAGCCAATGCCAGCGCCTCAGTTGCGAATGTTTTGCCAATTCCCAATGCGTCAAAAACTGCGTTATCGACCCCAGTAACCGCGATTAACTCGGGAGCAGACGGCCAATATTTAGCACCATCAGCACCTAGCAACGAGAGGAAAACAGGAGATAACTCTCCATATGGTATCGGCCCTATATCAACACCGTTAAGCCAATGCCCATCAGGTAAATTGGTTGTATCACTCCAGACTCCACCGCCTAACTGGTCATATTGGTCGCCATCCCCATGAACGTATGTGGAAACACCAGCATTGATACACGGAGAGTCAGATAACAATTCATAATCCCCAAAATCAGCATCATAATCGAGATACCACTGTTCTTGCCTCCCGCTTCCATCACCGGCTATTTCGGTGCCATTTGCCCGGATGTAATCGGAAATTTCGGAGAAAGTGCCGGATATTAAATTGCCTCTGTTTTGCATATCAACTACACACGCAAGCAAAATTCTAAACTCTGCGATTGTGCCGCTATCGTGGTGCATGTACGACCCAGATGCTGCACCTAGCGTTGACAACCATGTGAGGTGTCCATAAACCTGATTTTCAGTTACAAGGTTCGTCCCTGAGTCTTTTAAACTGCCCCACGCTGTATCAACTGCGCTCCATGCCATTGCAGTAAGAGCAAAAATATTTAACGGTGCAATAACATTGCACGCTGTCTGGTTTATATCGGCAATGTCAGAATTTATTGCGGCCCTGGCAATAAACAAACCTGCTTGTTTCATGGTGTCCATGCCAATATTATCATTAGCTTCGTAAGGTGATCCCCATGACTTGCACTCCCATTCGCCATAGCCATCCAGAGTTCTAACCTGCTGCTCAAGACCGTATTTACCGTAGGTTATTTCGACCTTTTTAAACCTCGTTGAGTTCATCGGTAAATGTGTTGCCGCATTGATAGACAAACTCGCTTGATCCGCTAGGGCTACGGCAAGAGTGTCGTTCTTAAACTCTGCGAGATCAGCGCCTACCGTGCATCCTTGTGCTATCAGCCACGCTTTTAACTCTGTAAATGTGCTTATATTGGTTGCATCTAATGGGTTTCCATCAATTGTTACGCTTGCCCCTCCAGTGATCGTAACTGTTCCGGTCCAATCCTTGGGGTTCGCGGCGGAGTCAGTGATGGATATTGTTAATGATGCTCCAGATTTTGCCACTGATTGCAATGAGGTGGTTGAAGTAACAAGATTGGAGTGAGTGTAACCATGCAATCCTATTTCATGCCCTGCATCAAGCCATGTTTTTATCACGGCCAGGGATGGAGCATTGAGATAAGTAACGGTGATAAACCATGTCATTTTTATGCTGTACTCTGCAAGCACTGGCATGATTGCTGGTATGTTTAAATCACCAGCTCCGTTATATGCTCCAGTATCATCTATACTCAATGACACTAAAGCCTTGCGTGGATACCGCTTGATTCCAAACTCTCCAGACAGATGATTTGCAACTGTTGCCCCAAGGGTGCTGTCTGGGAACAATGAATAGGTTTTTTGTGGTGCAAGCGTAATATTATTACTCAAATCACTCTCTGACAAATCACCAGACATGAACGTAATTCCAGACAACCCTGTATAAACTCCAGCGGTTCCAGCATTGTTTTTGCCAATTACAGATGGTGCGACTGTCCCTGATTTCTGGACATAAATATTTGAGCCTATCCGTGAGCCAAGAAAAATGTTGTTATTGATTTTTGATGTAGCGGCTGCGGCCTGATTGGAGCGCACAGTAATCGCGGATGTAAGGTAATTTTCGCTTGGAGCAAACACATTGAAATCAACTATATGGCCGTAATCGTTACCGTTAAATGTGTAGAGGTACAGGGCTTTATCTCCACTGTGTAAGCCTAGCAGTTTGTTTCTCAGTACCTTCATGTGGGAGTTTAACGCCTGAGCATGGCAGACATTATCCTTTAAAATGCAATCGACAATTCTATTGTCAGTCGCCAGTGCAGAAGAAGCATAGATTGCCCCATTTGCAGCAGTAGAATTTTTGATCTGTAGCTTTGAAAATATATCTGCCCCGGTTGTGTCGCGGATAACGAACTGTCCCGACGATGCGCCAAAATCCAAAATTGTGTCGGCTGGATTACCTGAATACGATTCAAGCAGGGCAGGTTTATCGAGATAATGCGTTGCCGTTGTCGCATGTGTCCCTGGCAAAATAAGCAATGTTCCACCAGCTACATTTATCGCCGTGAATGCCGAGGTGTATGAATTAAATGCTCCTGCCTGTCCTGCACTTACGGCTGGTGCAGACGATAATCCATTGCCGTTGTAGGTATTGGCTGTGTTGAGATAATAGGTTGTGCCAATCGGAGTAATTGCTGGAAGTGTTTTGACAGGTACTCCGATACTATCAACCCCCGCGCTGTTCCAACGAGCGGTGTAGCCGGATGGGAGGCGTGGACCACCAAATCTATTCAATCCACAAACAGAAGATTGTATTGAACGAACAATTGATGAATTAAGCATCAGTTAATCCTTATTCAAACTTAATACCAAAAGCATTTCCAGGACTTGCTGGTTTAGCAATTCTATATGTTCCACGAAAAGGAATACTAACTCGATTATTATTCACATCCAGAACCTGTATAGTACTATCATAAACATAATTAGTCCAATGCTCATCAGTTCCAACAGCTGGATTTGCAACTCTAGGAATCTGAATAGCAACACTTTCAGTAGTAACCAATCCTACAATAGAAAGTGATCCATTTAAATTCATATTATCTACAATCAATATCTTATTCGCAGCATCTACCGTATAATCTATCAATGTTTTTGATCTCATAATTTCCTCAATTATTAACTATATTCATCTTTTGATCCAAGACTATCAATCTCATAATGAAAATCAATTTCCAATAAAGCAACATCAGCAGCATAAGTATCAGTTCCACCAGTACCAGTAGCATCTCTAAACAATCTACAAACAAGCATACTAGATACTGAATCTATTCCAACCATACTTATTGCAGTTAAAGAAGTCAAATAATGTGTCTTTGCTATTAATGGATCAATTACATGGTAAACATCATCACCATAAATAATTACACTAACACCAAAAACACTTCCAATCTTTTGAACACTGTATTCTAATCCCCAACATACTTTCTGTCCAGCACTTCCATTTGCTGTAGGAAACCAATGAACATGTGGATGCAATGAAGTTTCTCTCTTCCAATTATGTGGTAATTGGCAAGTAAAATAAAGTTCTTCTTCACTTCCAGCATCAAACAGATAACTAAACACACCTTGCGAACCACTTCCATCATCAAGCACTTTAGCAAAACCAGGATCTTTCGATCCACCAAGTTTTGTAGAAGTGACAGGAACTCTAAGATCATCCCAAACAGTATCAGTTAAAATAATTCCATTTTCATCAATAGTAACGAAACCTGGAACACATATACCATTTGGAAAATTAGTCAATGTCATAATAACTCCATAAATTAAATATCCTTAAATTTCCACAGGAACATAACATTCCTGCAGAAAGTTAAAATTATTTAATATGCCCTAACCAACATATAACTAAACGCATGTGCATTAGAAGGATCAGCTGAACAAGTAACAGTCAACGTATCTGCAGTCACAACAGCTTTCAAAATACTATCAGTATCATTCGTGCCTTTATAGATAACAATCGGAATATCCGTAGCAAGAGCACCAGTTACAGTAATAGCCTCAGCAGCCGCACCACCAACAGTCGTATGAGTTCCTGCATACGCAATATAATAACTCGGCTTGAAAGTACCTCTTGGCCGAATAACTACATAATGCAAACCATGTGCAGTACTAGGATCAGCAGACATTGTAACAGTAATAGTATTTTCTGTACAAACAACATCACTAACAACATCAGTATCGTTCGTTGCACTATAATTCACAAAAGCCATATCAGTCGCCAGAACACCAGCAACTGTAATTGCTTCTGCAGCAGCACCAGCTCTAATCTTTGCATCTCCACCACGAAAAGTAACTATCTTACCAGACTCATCATAAAAAGGAACAGCATCTTCTTCAGCAAGAAATTCAGTCAGTATTTTTATTTCTGTGCTTT